GAGGCAAACAGGCAGGTTACAGTAGAGCGGGAACAAATGAAGCTTGCAAAGGAAAGGGAGCGTGAGGATCATGAATAAAGCGCATATTGATATTAATTGGGAGAATTACCCGAGTGATGAAACACCGCTTAATGAAAGAAACCTCAATAAAATGGATGGCTCGATTGATATCATTGATGATCGTGTAATCACTCTTGATACCACGAAAGCCACAAAAGCAGAGGTAGCAACTCTTGTTTCAGACGTGACATTCGAGGAATCGACGGGAATTATCACAATCACGAAAAAGAACGGGTCAAAGGTTACGATCGATACGCAGATGGAGAAGATCGCGATCAACTTCGATTACAATCCGACTACACAGCAGATTATTTTGACTCTGATCGATGGTACGAAGCAGTATATAGACCTGTCGGCACTGATTACACAGTATGAGTTCCTTGATTCGGATACCGTGGCTTTTTACATTGACAAAGACGGAAAGGTATCAGCTATTGTCAAAGAGGGAAGCATTGAGGAAAAGCATTTAGAGCCTAACTATCTTGCGAAAATCAAAGTGGAAGTGGCAAAGGCAGAGTCAAGCCAGCAGGCAGCGGCAATGTCTGAAATAAACGCCAAAGCAAGTGAGAATGCCGCAAAAGCCAGTGAAACAGCGGCAAAAACATCCGAAACCAATGCCAAAGCGTCAGAGACAGCAGCGGCGAAGTCAGCCACGGCGGCAGCAATATCCGAGACTAACGCAAAAGCCAGTGAGACATCCGCCAGTCAGTCTGCAGCCACAGCCACAAGTGAAGCGGCATCTGCCAGCCAGTCCGCCAGTACCGCCATAGATAAAGCCACAATCGCAACGCAGAAAGCAACAGAGATCATCGGTAAAGCCGAATCTGCAGCAGATAGTGCAACCAAAGCACAGAGTTATGCTGTTGGTGGTACAGGAAGCAGAGAGGGCGAGGATTCTGACAATGCCAAGTATTACTATCAGCAGGCAAAAGATGTATCAGAAGGACTTAAAGGTGGATTGCAGCCACACGGAACAGTTGCATTTGCAGATCTTCCGGCACTTGCGGATGTTAGCACAGGGTGGATGTTCAATATTTCAGACGAATTTACAACCACGGATGATTTTAAAGAGGGAGCTGGGAATGTAATTCCTGCCGGAGCAAACATCTATAAAACATCAGATGAAAAATGGGACGTGCTTGCCGGAACTCCGGTAACTGGAATTAAAGGTGTCAAAGAAGATTCTTTTCGCCGTGGAAATGTAGTGCTTACGGCAGAAAATGTTGGCGCAGTACCAACCGGCGGAGATACAGCAGAGAATACAGCAACTTTTACGAGTAGCGATGTGGCAGACGGATCAGCGTCAGCGTGGACGACTGTATCAAAATTATCAAGCGGCGAAAAACACTCTTCAATTTTTGCAAAGGTGTCACAGATGTTCAAGAATGTGCGGTATCTCTATAAAATGCTTGGAACGACAGACATTTCTAAGATTGGGAATGGTACTTGTACCGGGGCGATATCATCGTTAAACAGCGGTTTAGCAAATAAGTATTTTATTAAAATAATGAAAAGCGACTGGTCTGGAATTATGGGTTCGCTTATGCCAATGTTTAATATTAATAATGATAATATGATAGATCTCATTGCACACAACGAGCAGAATGATACTTATCCTGGCGTACGAGTTGCCCGTGCTAGTGCAGATTATGATGGTAATAACATTCCAGACACATATTTAAAAAAGTCAGATGCCAAAAATAATGTATCTGTCTTATCCAATACTGCAACAAATTATAATGACCAGACTCCTGTCGTGCAGTATTTCACTGTCCCGGATGATGGGTATTATCTTATTACAGGTCTTGTCACTTTCAGTTCAAACGCAAATGGGTTTCGTGAAGTTTTTATAACAAATACAACATCTAACTATGTCATGGGACGAGTCAGAGTTCCTGCGGTATCCGGCGGTGCAGTAACTTTACAGGTAACGAGTGGTGGCACTTTCGGACCGGGACAGACTGGTACACTCAGTACTTATCAGAACTCAGGTTCAAATCTTAATGTGCAGGAATGGTTAAGTATGGTAAAGATCGCGCCTAAACTGTAAAATTTAAGGATTTTTAACTTCTGTTTTACGAATAAAGCGGACAACTTGGCACAAAAGAAAACTTGTGCAGAAATATAATAAAATCAAGAGCCTAAGAGCCGATTACATGACCATGTGTTGTGTAGCCGGCTCTTTTGCATAAAGCCTTCGGGCAGAAAGGAAAATTATGCACTTAAAATTCATCACAGATAACTGGCAGATGCATAATTTTCAACCAGTAATTAATTTTTTAACAAAATTTAAACTAATCAATCGACATTCTGTGACAATAAGAAATTTACCTGTCGAAACTTGCGACCGAAATGGTTTGAATAATGGTGGAAAAATTTGTAAAATAAAATTGTCCGATAAGGGCACTTCAAGTTCTGGCTGAGGGGCGGGATAAGGCGTTTTCTTGTCCCTCAACTACAAACGAGTTTGTAATTTGTAGCAATTTGTCAAATGGGGTTGACGATATCGAACATAAGTTCTATAATTTATGTATCGCTATCGAAAGTGCGGAATGATTGGAGGAAATCAATATGGGGGAAAATGATTGTAATGAAGCCAAAGCGTTTTACAAACAAAAAATAACTGAAATGGTCGCGAATTGTGACAATGAAGAGTGGTTAAAACTCATTTATATATATGTCAAAAGATTATTAGAATAGAAGAAAAGCCAAGGGTTTGCGCATTGCCCTTGGCTTTTCTTTATTCTTCTTGGCTTTGATTTGCGATTGAATCAATGAATTTCTCCAATGCATTCCATCCGGTATCATCCAGTTTGGATAATGCCGTGATTAAACGTTTTTTAAAATCTGAATCTTCACATTTTAAAACATCAATAAGCATCTCGTTTATTTGTTCATTTTTGGTTTTCGGGATAAACATTTCGCCGTTTCCAGTTCGTAACCAATCTTCATTGACATTTTCATTTCGTAACATGATTATATGTTGTTCTGTTACGTTTCTGCGTCCTGATTCAATATCAGAGACACCAGACTTGGTTATTCCGAGAATCTTTCCAAATTCTTCTTGGCTTTTTCCCATAGCCTTGCGAAGTTCTTTCATTCGCTCATTCATAATCTCACCTCTCTTTCTACATAGAACTATACCATACGCAAACAGAATTGTAAATAGAAAAAGTTCGCAAACGGAACAAAAACATGTTGACACAGTTCTGAAAGCGTGATATATTATACGCATACCGAACAAAAACAACATTAAAAGTTCGGCAGAAAGGAGTGATACGGTGAGCGAACAGGAAAAGAAAGTTGTAGAAAAGTTGAAAGACGCGATTCCCAAAATGAACGATTTTCAGAAAGGATATGTTCTGGGAATGGTCGAGGGTTCAGCAAGCAAGGCAACCAGTGAAGAAACTGGGAACTCAAAAACGAAAGAATAAGAAGAACTGAATATTGAGATAGTTGAGAAATATGTCGAAATTTGCAGATTAAATGTGTTTGTAACACAGGAAATCAGTTGATACAATTAATATGCGACGGCGGCAGGAAATGAGTTACATTATTGCTTTATTTTCCGCATCATCTTTAGTATTTTATTTAATCTCTTTTGTACTTTTTTAAATCCTTTGTATAGGTCGATTGTCATGGATGTTACGGTTAGAATTATGAAGAAGTCGTAACCGGTAACACGCCATGCCAATAATGAGATAAGTATACTAACGATTTTCATGATAACAGTTCCTTTCATGATGGCCGCCGCCGTACATTAATTGTATCAACAAAGCAAAATAGAGACAACCAGTATTTTCCAACTATCAAGCGGTAGTTGGATTTTTTATTGCAAAAATCCGGAAAGGAGAAGAATGAATGAACAATTTAGAAACAACCAAAATGCAGACACCAATCGAAATTGCACTTGGTGTCGATGAAGACGGAATGACCACCGCAAGAAAGCTGTATGCGTTCTTGGAATTGGTGCAGGGACAGTTTTCAAGATGGGCGAAATCAAACATTGTTGATAATGAATTTGCCACTGAAAATGAGGATTACTGGGGGTTCGACATTAATGTCGAGGGTAACAAAACGCAGGATTACAAACTCACAGCCCATTTTGCAAAGAAACTTTCTATGAAAGGGAATGGAGCAAAAGCAGAAGAAGCACGAGATTATTTCACGACCTTGGAAGAACGTGTGAAACAAAAGGTAATCGACCTCAATCAGTTATCACCGGAGTTGCAGATGTTCCAGAAGATTTTCAATTCTGTAGCGGAACAGCAGTTGGAACAGAAACGGCAGGCGGAACAACTGAACCATGTGGAACAAAGAGTTGAGAGCATCCGAGAAGTGGTTGCACTTGATACAACATCATGGCGTGATGATACTGGAAATATTTTAAGAAAAATCAGCATGGAACTTGGTGGCGGACAGGCATACAGCCAAGTAAGAGCCGAAAGCTACGAACTGTTGTCAAAGCGAATGGGTGTAAATCTGAAACAGCGGCTGACTAATAAGCGCAGGCGCATGGCTGACGAGGGTATCTGTAAATCAACCAGAGACAAATTATCCTATGTGGATATTATCGCAGAGGACAAGAAGCTGATCGAGGGATATACAGCTATTGTAAAGGAAATGGCAATCAGATACGGAGTTGGAAAGGATTAACAGGAGGTATTGATAGACAGATGAACATTGCATTAAGAAAGACATTAGATCAGATCGGCGTAAAACATAGCCTTAAGGGTTACGGTTACATAATCAGTGCGGTTGAGAAATGTCTTGAAAACAATTCAGAGTTTATCGCATTAATAACAGATTTTGTTTCCTTGTATGGTGATGAGATTGCCAATGGTTCCTATAAGTGGTAGGAGTGAGGTGCCTATGAAGAAGTTTGCAAAGGTAATTGAAATGATCGGCACCGTTGTTTTTCTGTTTTGCATCTGCATTGATGCAACGGAGTATCCGGTCACTGCTATACCTGTATTGATTGGATTACTTCTTATTTATATAGGAACAAAAATAGATGGGGAGTGGCAGGAGTATACAGAAGAGATTGTAGATTACGATTACAGAAGTGAGTCTGATGACGATGACGGTATTACCTATATCACATTTGACACTGATTACAGCAAAGAAAAGGAATCATCCGAACCGACCAAAGCTGAATGATTCCAGTTCAAGCAATAGCATAAGCTATTTGCGCCTATTTTAGCACAAGAAAAGGAGAAATTCAAATATGAGAGCAGAAAACAATAAAGTGGAACTTACAGGAACGATTATCACAGAGCCGGAATTTAACCATGAGGTGTTTGGAGAGGGATTTTATAATATGCACCTCAAAGTGGATAGATTAAGTGGGACGGCTGATATTATCCCATTAATTATTTCAGAGAGATTAATCAATCTGAATGATAAATACACGGGCACTGCCGTTAATGTTTCCGGTGTGTATAGTTCTTATAACAAACATGAGGAAAAGAGAAATCGTCTGTTATTATATGTATTCGTCTGTGAAATTGAAAAAGCGAATCCGGGAGAGCATACAGATTTGAACAAAATCCAGCTTGACGGATATGTATGCAAAGAACCGATTTACAGGAAAACTCCGCTTGGAAGAGAAATTGCAGATTTATTAATCGCAGTCAATCGTTCCTACGGAAAATCAGATTATATCCCATGTGTTGTTTGGGGTAGAAATGCAAGATTTGTTGGTCAGTTGGAAGTAGGAACTCATATTGAGATCAATGGACGCATTCAGAGCCGCGGATATATTAAGAAATATGAAGATGGAACAGAAGAGCAGAGAACAGCATATGAGGTGTCTGTAAGCAAAATTAATGTATTAGAGGAGGAAAATTAAGATGGCAGAAAATACCGTTACAATTTCCGTTGAGGAATATGCAGATCTGGTTGCATGCAGGACGAAAGTTCATACAGCATGTGCCATTATTGCAAATGAACACCAAAGAGACATTGAGCTGATGGGGAAAAAAGGAACAACTATTAATTCAAAAATTATAGAGTCAGCTCTTGGATATGTTGACGATGAAGCATGCTTTGAAGAGGCACTTAAAAAATATAAAGAGTGGAAGGAGAAGGAAAATGAAACTGAAAATTAGATCATTACATATGGAGAATTTCAAGGGAATTAAGAGCCTTGATGTGAATTTCTCTAATAAGACAAGTATTAAAGGACAGAACGCCGCAGGAAAGACAACAATCTTCGATGCGTTTACATGGCTGCTTTTCAATAAAAACAGTGCCGGAGAGGAAAAGTTTAATGTTCGACCATTAGATAAGGACGGAAACCGCATTGATAATGTAGAAATTAAGGTTGTGGGAGTTATTGACGTTGATGGGAAAGAAGTGGAACTTTCAAAGGTTCAGAAGCAGAATTGGGTTAAGAAGCGTGGAACCGACACCGTTACTTTGCAAGGCAATGTCAATTCATTTGAGATTGACGGATATCCGAAGAGTGAAGCTGATTTCAAAGCCTATGTTTCAAATCTGGCACAGAGCGAGGATATGTTTAAGATGCTGACCAATCCGCAGTATTTTTCTTCTCTGAAATGGAAAGATCAGCGCGATATTCTGATGCGCCTTGCAACGGATGTATCGGATGTTGAACTGGCGCAGACAGATGCTAAGTATGCTCCATTACTCGGCGAGTTGGAGAAAGCACCGTCCACAGATGATATCCGTTCTAAGTTTTCCAAAGCGTTATCCGGGTGGAAGAAGAAACAGGCTGAAATTCCGGTGCGTATTGATGAAGCAGAAAAATCCAAGATTGATGTGGATGTGGCAGAACAGGAGCTTGCAAAGGTGGATCTGGTAAGAAGAATCGCTGAATGTGGCAAGAAAATGGAGAATGCCGGTAGCGCGTTGGGCGATTTAAGAAGTAAGGAAATGCAGTTGCAATTTGATATGTCCGGCATTATGCAGGTCATGAATGACGAACTTTCCGCAAAACGTAGAGGTCTTGACAGTGCCAAGGATGATGCAACACGAGAGTTCAATGACTTACATAATCAGATTCAGTCTGCGGAAAATCAGATCAAGGCAAATGAGAAGACAATTTCCGATACAGATGCAGAGCGGAAAAATCTTGGTGTTGAATACAATGCAGAATTTTCCAAGGCATTTGATGAAATGCCATATCTCTTTGACGAATCCAAGTGGAAATTTGATGAATCTACAACGGTTTGTTCCTTATGTGGTCAGAAGTTGCCGCAGGATAAGATTGAGTCTCTTAAGGCTGATTTTGAGCAGAAAAATGCAGATGCCAAGGCACGTGCCACCAAGCAGTTAGAGGATGCACGCAAAGCATTTGATGATGCAAAGGGCGCAAAACTTAAAGGTCTGATTGACAATGGCAACGCTTGCAAGGCTGATATTGAGCGATTGACAAAGGAAAACGCCAAGTTGCAGGAAGACATTGTGGCACTCAAAGAGCAGGAATCCAAGGCACTTGCAAAGCAGAATGATTATGCAAAGCAGTTATCCGAGATCCCGGCAGAAGCTGATTATTCGCAGAATGAAGAGTATGTGAAGCTGAAAACAGAGCATGACAAGATTCTTGCTGATATTGCAAAGGTTGAATCCGAGGGCGCAGACAAGGTTGTTACTGATTTAAAAGCCGAGAAAGCCGATCTGCAGGCGCAGCTTGATGAAGTGAACAAGGTTATTGCGCAGGCGGCTAACAATGTGGCGATTGATGATCGTATCGAAACGCTTCGTGACGAGCAGAAAGAAATCGGGCAGAAAGTTGCCGACCAGGAACAGATGCTTTACCTCTTAGAAGAGTTCATTCGTTTCAAACTGGATAAGGTTTCTGAATCTATCAATAGCCATTTCAAGACAGTTAATTTCAAACTCTTCGAAATGCAATTAAATGGCGGTATGAAAGATTGTTGCGAGTGTACTGTGAATGGCGTTCCGTATTCGACTTTGAATAGTGGTCACAGAATCGTAGCAGGACTTGATATTATCCGTTCTCTTAGCGAGTTATACGGCGTAAGCGTGCCTATTTTTGTTGATAACGCAGAATCGCTGAATGAGTTCAATGTGCCGGATATGGATGCGCAGTTAATTCTTTTGAGCGTTTCAGAGGACAAGCAGTTGAAAGTGGAGGGTGTGTAAATGAAAATTAGAGTTTCTACAGACGGAATGAACATTTCTGTTGATGTCGGGGATAAAGCGGTTGAACTTTTCTCTAAGATTACAAGCATGCTGGTAGACTATCTTCATTTTGATTCCACGAAAGAAATTGAGATTGAGAAACCAAAGTTAGAGCTTGATTCGCTTCCAAAAATTCCGAATGCTGTAGTGCCGAGTAACATACCGGCACAGCATAAAGAACCTGTTGAAGAGACTTATCACGGATTGACATATAAAGGATTCATCTATTGGAAATGTAAGAAATGTGGAGCGATAAGAGGTTTCTGCTTGAAGAAAGAGAGCAAATGCATCCATTGCATGAATTGCGGAGATGATTCACTTTTTGATGAACCATTGAAACCACTTTATGCGAATTGCGAGTGCGGACAGCATTCAAGATACATGACCAATATGGATGAGGAAATGTTTGATATGGATTGCATTGATTGTGGTGCACCAATTCCTATTAAGTGGAACGACCATGATAAATGCTATCAGACCATCAAAAATTAGAAAGTGAGGTATCAGAATGAATTATATCAAAGCAAAATTTCCAAACAGCACCAGAAGCTATACATACCGCACCGAGGATTCTGTGAAAGCCGGTGACACGGTTGTAAATGCCAATGGTGCAAAGCTAACAGTTACAGATGAAACCGTGGATATGAAGTGGGTAGAGACATACGGTGCTGATAAGGTGGCAGTTGTGAAGAAATGCGAGGAAAGCGAGGAAAAGCAGTGAAACTTTATTTTTATGGACTTAATTCGGACGGAATCTCCGTCACAGAAATGGAAGTGATTGAAAAACCAAAGACATATTATCCAGTTGATAAGAAAAGAGGTTTTCCAAATTGCATGAGCTTTGTTAGAAAAGAGGACGAAGGGAAAATTACTGGCTATTATGAAAATATTTTCCTTACAAAGCCGAATTTCGATTATGCAAAGGAAAAGTTTAGAGAAGCCGCAGAAAAGGAACTTAAATCGGCAAAAGAAAAGTTTGAAATAGAAGAAAACAAATTAAAAATCATCATGGAAAGCGAGGAAAAATAATTATGGCAGAAACAAAGAAACAGGAAGTGGCGGCACAGGGAAAACAGGAAATGAATACACAGCTTTCTTATTATGCGAACCAGTACACAGGGCTTATGGAGCGTGACTTCGCAGAGCATGGACTTGTGTTTGATGATTATTCCAAGCAGTGCGCTATGGCAGCTATGAGTGCAATTTACAACCTTGTTACATCCAACAAAGCCGCTATGAGCAACTTGAATGGTTCTAATTTGAGACAGGTTATCGGGCAGGTATCAAGCCTTCAACTTAATGCCAATGCTGTACCAAGAGAGTGCTATTTCCAATTGAGAAGCAAGCAGGACGCAAACGGAAACTGGTACAAGGAAGTAGAAATGGGAATCGAAGGAGACGGAAACGATGCGCTTCTTCGCAACTTTGGTGTTGATGTTAAAAAAGTATATCCGGTATGGCTTGTGAAAGAAGGGGATGAGTTTACATATCCGAAGCACAGAGGCGTTGAAGTTACGCCGCCGGAGTGGGAAGAAAAAGGATTTTCACAGAAAGTAATCCGTGTTGTTTATCCTGTTGAAATGAATGATGGAAAAATCGAGTACATGATTGCAGAGCGTGAAAGCGTAAAAGGGAATCTTTTCGCTCATGTCCGTAATAATCTGTTGAATGAAACTTTCGGACTTGTAAAAGGTGGCAAAAAGACACGTTATGATGCAACAGAAGCAGAAAAGAAAGCTATCGCAGAAAAGAAAAAAGAAATTCTGAAAGCACTTTTAGACTGTAAGACTATTGAAGATATGCTCGCCTGTGAAGTTGCGAAACCATATATGAGTGCTGCATGGCTTGATACATCGGAATCCATGATTGTTCGTAAGATGCGTAACAATGCAATCAAAAAGCATCCAAAAGACCTTAATGCTATTGCAAAACAGTCTCTTATGCAGATGGATGAAACTTATCAGCAGACACAGGAAGAAATTGCGGAAAATGCCAATTCAGAGCCATTTGTTGTAGCTGAATCCGAAGTTATTGAGACCGGGAGCGAAGTAGTTGAACCACAGCCAGAAAAAGTAGCCGGAGAAGTCGTTGAGAATGACGAAAGCGTACCGGACTTTATGAAAGATTAGAGGTGGATGTATGAGAGTTATATCACAGAATGGAACGCTTGATGTTCCATATGAACAAGTTATTATAAGCAGATACAGAACCAGTATATTTTTCATTAACAAGAGCTTTACAAATAAGAAAACGATAGCGGACGATACTGAATTAGCCGTGTACTCTACGGAAGAAAAAGCGCGGAAAGCTATGGAAGACCTGCAATATGCGTATGCATGCCGTAATATAGCGATGTTCGACAAAGAAAAAGCTATTTATATTCCGAATGATAAAATGACTAAAACTGTTATTGGAGGTGTCTTTCAGTTCCCGGCAGAGGAAGAATTGGAGTAGGCTATGATTCACGTTTCATTTGACTTGGTGGATGAGTTTATTCCAAGAGTTCCAAAACAGCGGTGTGAGGGCGAAAACGACACGATTAAACGGATATGTGTAGCACCAAGCATAATTGAAGCCTTGAACGCAATACCGCAAGCCGGGTTAGTGGTACGGAATATGAAATCGCTTGGCTTGCCGGTAATCATCCATTGCTACTATCTGAAAGCTGACAAGGTCATGAGCAATGATGAAGTTCAGAAATATGTGCCGGATGCGGAATTTACTAGGGAAATGTGGATATTGGAAAAACCAAAAGCTGTGAACCGTATTGATTACGAGATTACGGACTGCATTGTCAAACAGGGCGTAGATGTTTTTGGTAACGAACAGTTTGAGGTACGGCTTCCAGAGATTGAGCGAATTAAACATCAATCCAATATTGATAATTTTTTCAAGGTTTTTTGTCATAATCCGAATGAAAGAAAAATGAGAGGAATATTTGAAAAGCAAAGTTACAGAAAAGTTCTAGCGAATTTTGATGATGAGATTATCGAGAAAGCGAAGGGAGTGATTGAAAATAAAGCTTAAAGTCCTAGGTTCCGGTTCATCCGGCAACTGCTATATTTTGGAGAATGAAAACGAAGCCTTGATAATCGAAGCTGGGTTGCCATTCATGGAAGTCAAGAAAGCCTTGAATTTCAATGTAATGAAGATAGTCGGCATGATTTCCAGCCATGAACATGGAGACCATTATAAATATTTCGAGCAATATAAAAATGCAGGAATCAATTCGGCTTGCTTTGGTACAGGAATTCCCGAATATGATGCCGATAAAATGAAGTATTATCTTGTTTCTATGGGGAAATTCAGAATTAAAATTTTTCCATTAGTACACGATGTTCCTTGCTATGGCTTTTACATTACGCATCCAGAAATGGGTAGTTTGGTGTATGCATCTGATACCGAGTACATCAAATACCGATTCAAAAATGTCAATCATTTTATGGTTGAGAGCAATTACGATATGCAGTTTGTAGACCGGGACGAGCCAAACTACGAACACCGCCTACGAGGTCACATGAGTCTTGATACGGCACTTAAATTTATTTCTACTAACGATAACCCGGCATTGAGAAATGTCGTTCTAATACACTTATCAGATAAAAGCGGAGATCCCGCACTATTTAAACAAAAGACAGAAGAAACAATTAAATATGGAGCCAATGTTTATGTTGCGTGCAAAGGCTTGGAAGTTGATATGAACCTTTGCCCGTTCTGAAAGGAGACGGCATGAAAGTATATGAATTGATTCAGCAGTTGTCAAAGTTTAATGCAGATACAGAAGTAGAATTCCATGTTAAGGCAAAATTTGATGCCGATGTAGAAGCTGAATTTGACAGAGACGATGAGGACGATACGCAAGAAGTAACGGTAACAGTGGAATTTAATGATGATGTTGATTTCTGTGACATTGATAACAATGAAGGAAGCATCTGTCCGAATGTCACTATCAATCTTGAATACTAAAAATAGGTTGTAACACCTTGGTATTTACCTAAAAGAAACCAATTTATGCGGTATCTGATGTTTTGGCAAGGAATTTAATATATCACAAAAAACTAAATTGAAAGCCATGAGATACCTTTGGCGGTTGCCGAAAGTGACCGCCAGAAAGGAGAATACGTGTTAATAATTGAGGATAAAGGACAGAAAGAGGGCTTACATATCCTTAAGAATAGATATTTCAAAAGCCACGATATGGAAGTCTTGCGTGCACCATTGCCGGTTGGAGATTACATAATTGCCACAGACAAGGTAGCGGATGTTATCCATAGAAAATCAGCTAGAAAAATGGAACTTAAAAAGATGGATTTCCTTGGAACTTATGATGTATCTGTAGATACTAAGAAAGATATGCAGGAGATTGTAGGAAACATCTGCGGACGTCAGCATGGAAGATTTCGTGATGAGTGTATTCTTGCTCAAAACAACGGAATCAAACTTTATGTATTGGTAGAAAACGAAGATGGAATCAAATCCATTGAAGATGTTTCTAAGTGGAACAATCCACGAGTAGACCGGTATAACAATATTGCATATATGCACACACTTGGAAAATTGCTGAATGTACCGCTACCGAAAACAAAGCCGACATCTGGCAAGGTATTGGCAAAAGCTATGTTGACAATGCAACTTAAGTATGGCGTTGAGTTCGTATTTTGTCGCCCGGAAGATGCTGGGGCAAAGGTTATTGAATTGCTTGGAGGTAGTGAAAATGGCGGAGAATAAGCGGTATTACTGGCTTAAACTGATGGATGATTTCTTTGATAGCAAACGAATCAAAAAACTCCGAAAGATGGCAGGCGGCGATACATACACGATCATATACCTTAAGATGCAGTTGTTGTCGTTGAAAAAGGGCGGCTACTTAGAGTATTCCGGCTTGGAAGATGAATTTTACAAAGAGATCGCCCTTGATATTGACGAGGACGAAATCAATGTTCAAGTAACGATTCAGTATCTTCTTTCCTGCGGATTGCTTGAAACATCAGATTCCATTGAGTACAAGTTGCCATTTGTGCAAGATAACCTAGGAAGTGAGACTGCAAGTACCAGAAGAAGTCGTAAATCTAGGGAAAATGCACAAAAAGCGTTGCAATGCAACAGTGGAGCAACGGAGTGCAACATTTTGCAACAAAATTGCAATGTAGAGATAGATATAGAGAAAGATATAGATACAGATATAGAGATAGAGAAAGAAAATACAAAAGAAAGCGTGCCTGCATCTGATTTGGACTTTGACGCGGAATGGGGATGGGAATACACGATCAATGCATATCCAAAGAAAACGTCGTTAACGTCTGCCAAGGTAGCATGGATGGACAAGCTTTTAGAAGTTATCGAGCCGAACAGGAAAGCCGTTGCAAAGCTGATATATGAGGCTACAGTGGCATATGTTACTGACTATATAGAGAAGAATCCGGATGATACGAATTATCGCTATATTCCGAAATATGGTGATTGGCTGAAAGAGGATTGCGATTACTGGATTCGTCAAGTTGAGAAACGAAAACGAGGTGAGAGCAGTTGACGGAAGCAGAAATTGGAGTGATCGGATGTGTATTGATTGACAATGATTCCATGTACAAGGTTTATAACAAATTAAAGCCGGAAATGTTTAGTACGGAATTTTGCCAAGATACTTTTGCTGAAATGCTTGCCATGTATGATCGTGGAGAAAACATTAATGTCGTTTCACTGTCTCAGACACTTGAAAACCACAAATGGGAGCCGGAAATAATTGCAAGCGAATTGAAAGAATGCATTTCTGTCACCCCAGTCTCAACGGCAATAAAAAGTTATGCGGATGCAGTTGTTAAAGATTGGCGAGCAAGAGAAACAAAAAAAATTTTTCAAGGAGTGAGCCTTAGACCGTGTGATATTGACAATTCTATAGCTGAAGTTCTCACGAAACTCGAAGAAATCCAAGAAAACAAAACCGTTCACTCAAAAACTATGAAGCAGATTGTTGCAGAAAATAAAGGGAATTATTTCAATGAGCATGTAGGCGAGGGATTGATAAAAACTGGATTTTATCGAACAGATGATTGCCTTGGCGGCTTGGAAGGCGGAGACGTTACTGTAATTGGCGCAAGACCGGGAGTTGGAAAATCTGCAATCGTTACGCAAATGATCGGGCAGATGGCAGAAAAGGATTACAACATTGGCTACTATAACCTTGAAATGAACGAATCACAGGTGTATGAGCGTTTCGTTTCTCGAATGTCTGAAATCGGTCTAACAAGGGTTCGCCGGGCAAAGGCTTTTCTTGGTGGGGAGAAAGAAGCATTCGACAAGGCGAATGAAACACTTTTCGGGTATAGCATCACTATTTCAACCGGCGCGACGTCGGTAAGTGAAATTCGGGCAGAATGCAGGCACCAAAGATATGATGTGATCGTGATTGACTACTTGCAGTTAATCAAGGCTGATCGAAGATTCGGTAACCGTGCATCCGAGGTCGGAGATATTTCAAAAGCTATCAAAGCCTTGGCTAGGGAACTGCATGTGCCAATTATCGTACTGTCTCAGCTTAATCGAATATCGGAGATGAGAGAAACAAAAGAGCCAACCATGGCAGAATTGAGAGAATCTGGAGACGTTGAGCAGGATGCATCAAACATTATCTTGTTATGGAATCTTGATGAAGATGGTAAATATAAGGGATGGAAAATTGAAAAACAAAGGCAGGGAACGCATTTAAAAGAAGTTCTCCAATTTGACGGCGATCACATGAGATTCATCGAGCGAACCGAAACCATTGAACAGATTCAAGCACGGATGCGACAGAAAGACGGTTTCCGAGAAGTATGTGGCAGCACACCATTTGATTAAAAGGTGAATGATTATGGCAAGTAAGAAATTTGAAAAAGGTTCCGAAGAATGGCAGTTTTTTAATGACTATTATAAATTCCGGCAGCAGTTTTATGAAGCTGATAACGAAGATGAGTGGTTCCAGGGAATGATGGAAGCAGGGGAAATGCTAATTAAAAAATATGCACGGACAAATATATCAAAATATGTTCAAAGTCTTGTATTTAGCCATTTTGAGGATGTAGAGAGGAGATGGAAGAACAAATGAGTAATGCGCTGGCAAGAAAGAAAAAGCGGATGCAGCCACTTGGATATTCCAAGAGTGAACTGATCGGAATACAGAGACACGCCAAGGCACAAAGCAATGCGGATTATCTGATAGAGGAATCCTATTATAACGTCCGTATGATGGCATATCAGGCACTGCATGATAAGTTCGGATTCGGACACAAAAGAATCATAAAGGTTGAGCAGACCATTGATGCATATGTGGAGAATGCAAAGGATGGAACGACAGGCGAGGAACTTTGTTTTTATCTGAAAGATAAATGCAAGATTGACGTGAGAGAGGAAACAAATAAGATTCCGTATCGTGAGAGTTTTTATCTGGTAGAGAGAAAGATTGCACCGAACTGCATGATACAGGCAAATAAGTTTTTGCTGGCACAGGTATTTAATTATTTTGCTATGTTGGGTGTCTGCCTTAAAACACAGTTTAAATTTTCGGGAAATCAGATCAGACAGGTTTATGAGAGAATCAGATATTTGATTAACTGCCTTGCTACCGGATATGAAACTATGACGGGGATCGCAAGCGTATTGGAATGGGAATGTAAGTACATTGACAAGCGTTTTATCGGAAAGACGTATGAAATATAGGAGGAATGGTTGATGGACAAGTTAGTTGTGGAACTGCAGGATGGATATTTTGTGGAGATTGATTCTCTGAATCACACCCTGAGACAGAGATATGCCGGACAGGATAAGGACGGCAATGAAAAAGAAAGCGTTCGAACAATCGGATATTTTGGAGACATGAAACAGTGCATTAAGGCTTTGTTAGAGCGTTATCCGAGGGAGTTATCTGAAAAAGCACAGATTTCCTTTGATGAATATTTAGAACTGTTGGATAAGGCTTATACGAGGTCAGAACAGCTTGTGAACAGAATCGGAAAGAGACAGGGGGAGATATAAATGTGGAAAGAAGGTAAGAAACGCCGCGCAATTATCGGAAAAATGAATAATAACTTGTCAATGCCGACAAAGCACCCGGACCAGGATGCGTTGAAAAGATTCAGAGAAGTTCCGTATCAGTTGCGGTACGGGAAGGAGAAGAAAGATGCTGAATAGAGAGAAATATGCAAAAGAGATCGCAGAAATTGCGTGCAATGGAAAACATATAGCCATTGTTGCAGGAAAACCGATGCTTTGTTGTGAAGCATCTTGTGATACATGCGATATCGAATATGACTGCACAAGAGGACTTAAGGAATGGGCGAACAGCGAATATGTCGAACCACAGGTTGATTGGAGTAGAGTTCCAGTTGATACACCGATTCTTGTGAGAGATAGTGAATCTAGTGAATGGAAACGGAGATATTTTGCAAAATACAAAAATAACATGGTGTATGCATGGGAAGCGGGAGCAACATCATGGAGTGCTGGTAGCCCTGCACATATGACCGATTGGAAATATGCCAAACTTGCAGAAAGTGAGGATCAGAATGGAAATGAGTGGAATTAAAAGCCGGATAGCTGAATCATTAACAGAAGCCTGCGGATATTCGCCGCTGACGAAAGTGATTTCAGAGGAAGAGGTAAACAGGATTCTGGCAGAGGAAGAAAAGACTGGTGGGTGGATTCCGGTAACAGAGAGACTGCCGGAGGATGATAAATATATCATGATTTCATTTAAAAATTTTACATTGCCGGACATTGGCAGATATGAAGCTGATAAGGACGGAAACGGTGCATTTTATCCGGGGGACGATGAGAAAAGTTATATGGAATACGATTTGTTCGTGAATGCTTGGATGCCACTGCCGGAGCCGTACAGGGAAAGCGAGGAAAGTCATGATTGAGTGTATAAGAACTGCGGCACGGGATAGCAAAACGGAACGCATTAAAGTTTCCTGCTTAGATATTATCGTAACAATGATAGGAAAAAAGCCATATTACAAAATCAAGTACAAGGAAATCGGAGAGGACTATTATCATGTTGGCTACAGTTCCTATAAGCTAGAAAATGTTTTAGCTTGGAAGGATGAGTGCTTTGAGATTGTGAAAGAATGCAGACCGCAGACCAATGCAGACCGGATCCGGAGCATGACGGATGAGGAGTTGGCAGAAATATTTGCACAGTACAATATTTCACTGGATAAAGATGGTTGGCTCGAATGGCTTAAGGCAGAAAGCGAGGAATAGCATGGAGAGATTAACATATGTGACAGAGAATGGAGAAGTTTTATTTCATCCAGCAGATTTACCAGATGATGAGGGAATTACCATCACCCAGCTTGCGAAAGATGGAAGATACAAAGCCCTGGAAGAGATTGCGGAAAGACTTGCAAATAGAGAGCAAGCCGAAGCCAAGCTGGCAGAAATGGAGAAAAAGGATGGAAGATAGATATTTATGCAAAGCAAAACGAACTGATAACGGCGAATGGGTGGAAGGGTATCTGATTGTAGACGAGAAGGACTACTCTAAATATTTTATCGGTTATGTACTTGGAACGAATGAAGATGGTACTCCTCACGATTTGGATGCCGCGCAGGTGAACCCATCTACAATCTGTCAGTGCACCGGACTTAAAGATAAGAATGGCAATCTGATTTGGGAGAATGATATTGTAAATGGCAGTATTAAGCGTGGAGTGGCTTTTTACAGATGTTTGGTTCTGTGGAATGAGTGCAAGGCAAGATTCGATGTGAGAGCTCTGGGCTGCAATTTCCCAATGACACTTGATGAGTGCACAGATGATATTTCTATGAGTGGTTTTGATTATGAGGTTGTCGGTAACAAGTTTGACAATCCGGAGCTGTTGGAGGTATAGATATGACGGAGAATGAAGCAATTGAAGAATTAAAATATGATTGTAACGAACTTGGAAAAGCGATTCCGTGTGATACATCATGGGGGAAATCTTTTGAAAATGCTTATGCAATGGCAATAAACGCACTGAAAGAGGTACAGCAGTACCGCGCAATCGGCACGACAGAAGAGTGCCGGGCGGCAATGGAGAAGCAGACAGCGAAGAAAGTGAAATCAATATCCCAGGTAAAAGACGGAGACAGCTATGTCGGTCTTATAGGGAGATGTCCTTGCTGTGGAGACATATTGGAAGAGGATACCGTATATTGTGATTGCGGTCAGAGATTAGATTGGGGGACGAGCGATGAGATTGATTGATGCTGATGCACTAAAGAAAGATTTAAAATCGGTTACTTTAAGCAATGGAACTTTAGTAAATACAAATGCAGTATTGTATTTACTAGAAGAATATCCGACCGCCTATGATGTGGATGTGGTTGTGAAGCAGTTGGAAGAGGAAAAGAATCTGCATAAGAGGATGATTAAGTACGAGCAGAAAAACGGAACTGTCACGGAAGAATTTCAAGCAAGGAGAGCCGTTGAAGTATTAGAACGGGCAATCGAGATTGTGAAAGGCGGTGGAGTAGATGCCGATTAAACCGATTTTATTCAATACCGAGATGGTTCGGGCAATTCTGGACGGACGGAAGACCTGCACAAGGCGAATTTGCAAAGATGCCAATGAGTGTACTGTGCCGGATATGGATTTTTACAATGCTGACAGGCGGACTTATGCAGTACATAACTTTGTTGATAAGGAGCATACGGAACAGTTAAGTACGGCGGAGAGAACCTGTCCTATCTGTACGGGCGATATCCTGTATGTTCGTGAAACATGGAAAGAGGCACCGAAAGGATACTATTACTACGAAGATTGGCAGAAAGATGATATTGCCGATGTTACAAAATGGAAACCATCCATCCACATGCCGAAAGAAGCCGCCCGTATCTGGCTTAAGGTTATAGATGTGAGAGTAGAGCGGCTGCAGGATATCACATATAATGGAGCACTCTGAGAGGGTTCAGAAGGTATAAGATGCGATCATGTAGCACTCGGGGTGCATGGATGTACAGATTGCATGAATACTGGATGGATTGAACCGCCACAGGTCGAATTTATGCAGATATGGAACAGCACCATCAAGAAATCCAACCTTGATCGCTACGGCTGGGATGCTAATCCTTACGTTTGGGTGATATCGTTTGAGCGGTGCGAGAAACCGGAAGGAGCGTGAGGTATGGCAAAGAGCAGAGCAAGTAAGCTGAACGGCTACCGGAGTGCGGTAAGCCGGAAGAGAAACGATGTGTATAAGTTCAAGACCAGAGGTAAGAAAAAATAAATCAGAAAGGAGTGCGAGCTTCCCGGGAAGATGCGCATCGGCTCCTTGAGAAACGATGAATTTAGAAAAACAGGCAATAGATATATTGTGGACATTTGCAGGAAATGAGCCGTACCAGCTCGGATATAGCGGAGGTAAAGACTCGGATGTGATTTTGCATCTGGCAAAAAAAGCGGGTGTTCCGTTCGTAGCGGTGCACAATTTGACAACAGTGGATGCGCCGGAAACTGTTAGGTATGTAAAAAGCAAGTCGGAAGTGCTGATAGAATACCCAAAGATGACAATGTGGCAGCTGATCGTAAAGCATAAGACACCGCCGACAAGGCGTTTCCGTTACTGTTGTGAAGAACTGAAAGAACGTAGCGGCGTAGGGAAGAAATTGATTACTGGCGTAAGAAAAGCAGAGAGCATAAAAAGGGCACAGAATCAGGGCATTGTGACATTTACAAAGCCAAACAAAGAGATCAAGAAACGCGCCGATGATGAAAATTTTCAATCAACAGCGGCGGGAGGGGTGGTTGTGCTAAACTACGAAAATGCAGAAACGCGCCGAATAGTCGAAAGCTGCTACAGAACAAGTAAAACGTTGGTAAATCCAATCATCAATTGGGACAATGATTACTTGTGGTGGTACATACGACATGAGGGAATAGAGATAAATCCGTTGTATAACGGTGGTTGTCCGGGTGGATGTAGCAGGATTGGTTGTATAGGTTGTCCGATGGGCGGTAAAAGCAGACACAAAGAATTTGCGCAATATCCAAAGTACAAAGAAGCTTATATCAGAGCTTTTGACCGGATGCTAGAACGCCGCAGACAATGTGGGAATAAAGACATAGTAGGATGGAAAACAGGTCAAGGCGTGTTTGACTGGTGGATGGAAGATAAAAACATAGATGGTCAGTACAGCATGGACTTCGATGGTATTGACCTGATCGGGTTCAACGAAAAAGGAAATTAGAGAAAGGAGCCGGGACCTATCCGGATAAAAGGCGCGCCGGGTTCCTTTTGAAGAAAATGATACATGGAGAATTGATAGTTGACAATTTTGCCGGTGGGGGCGGCGCTTCCACTGGTATAGAAATGGCAACCGGATACAGTGTTGATATAGCCATCAACCATGATCCAGAAGCTATCAAGATGCACAAGGCGAACCATCCGAATACGAAGCATTACTGTGAAAACGTGTGGGCGGTTGATCCTGTAAAAGCCTGTAAAGGACATCCAGTAGCACTTGCCTGGTTCTCTCCGGACTGCAAACATTTTAGCAAAGCAAAGGGTGGCAAGCCAAAAGATAAGAATATCCGTGGTCTTGCGTGGGTAGCCTGCCGATGGGCGGGACTTGTCCGACCGAGAGTCATCATGCTTGAAAATGTGGAAGAGTTCAAAACATGGGGACCACTTGGACGGCGACACCATCCGATTAAGGCAAAGCAGGGCGAAACATTTCAGAAATTCGTTCAGCAGCTCACGGATTTAGGATACGAAGTGCAATTCCGGGAGCTGATTGCCGCTGACTACGGAGCACCTACCATGCGAAAGAGATTTTTCATGATCGCCCGGTGTGACGGCAAGCCGATCGTCTGGCCAGAGCCGACACACGCACCGGCAGACAGTGAAGAGGTAAAGGCAGGATTGAAAAAACCTTATGTTGGAGCATACACGCAGTTGGATTTTTCATTGCCCTGTCCAAGTATCTTCGATACTTCGGAAGAAATCAAGGAGAAATACGGCATCCGGGCAGTAAGACCACTGGCACAAAAGACGATGGACAGGATAGCCAGAGGATTTATAAAATTCGCTTTGAATAATCCAAAGCCTTTTATCATTCAGTGTAATCATGGCGGTGAGCGTAGACCGAATGATATCAGAGAGCCGATGCCTACCATAACCGGAAAGCACGGGTACGGGATTGTGGAGCCGTATATGGTGCAGATCGGGCAGACAGGGTTCACAAAGGACCGGAGTAAGGATGTGAGGGAGCCGCTCACAACGATTGTAAGCAAAAATGAGCATTGTCTGATTGAACCAATGCTTGCACCATACATGGGAACGAATACGACAAATCATCCGGGCGGAAATTGCAGAGATCCGATACATACGATCACCACAGGTAATCAACAATGCCTTATTAGCCCGACGCTTATTCAGTACCATTCAGAAACAGCAAAGGACGAAGTAAGAGGGCAGTTGATTGAAGAACCTATTATGACAGTTGATAGCTCTAATAGATACGGACTGGTAACATCGTTTCTGCATAAATATTATGATGGTGGTTACAAAGGTGCAGGAGAAAGTATGGAGAAGCCGCTACCGACAGTGACAGCATGGGATCATAACAGTGTGGTTACGGCGAATTTAATTCAGATGAACAATCACTGTGATGGAAGAGATATGCGTGATCCTATTCCGACAATTACCGCCGGTGATGGACATTTTGGAGAGGTCAGGGCATTTCTTGTGAAATACTATGGACAAGGAACGGGACAGGATCTGAAAGAACCGCTTGATACAATACCAACGCATGACAGATTTGGACTGGTGACAATCAAGGGTGTGGATTATCAGATTGTAGATATCGGACTGCGGATGCTGGAGCCGAGAGAGTTATATGGATGCCAAGGATTCCCGGATGATTACATAATAGACCATGATTATACCGGAAAGACCTATCCGAGAAGCGAACAGGTGCGAAGATGCGGCAATGCAGTATGTCCGCCAATACCTGCAGCACTGGTCAGAGCAAATTTGCCAGAATTGTGTGTTGCAGAGCGGATGCCAAATATGCAGATAGAAGCAGAGCAGACCGGACAGCTCCGGTTTGCGTAAACCTTAAATTTTTCGGAGGTGTTGCCATGAATTTATTTGAAAAAGTAAAATGCAAAGGCTTTTATAAGCCATTTAAAGACGGAAGATGGCTGTATCTCGACAGGAAAACATTAACTGCTGATGCAATGGACAATAATCTGGCAGATGGAAACAATGATGGCACTGTCGAAAAAAATGTTGAATATATCGAGAAAACTTATTTCAAACACGTTGATAAGAATTTCACAGGTGTAATTGTTGGATATAAGGATATTGTCATCAAAGGCTATCTTGATGCGATTTATGAAGATGAATGTGATGTAGGTATCGGAGTCATTCCAGAAGCGTTTTATGTATCGAAAAGAGCAAAAGAAACGGTAAAATGTGCTGTTGTTTATTATGCGAACAATTTAAAACATTATGTTCCATTGGAAGATTTGGAGGTGCTGTCATGATACAGACAGCAGAAGATAAAGTGAAAGAGTACTGCCAGTGCATCCGCAGAGAAATAGAACACTGGAAAGTTATCAATCAGAACGGGTGTAATGATCCGTTCTGGTCCGATGGATGCAACATGAATCTGACACGGAATCATATCATTTATTATCAGTCAAAGATCCACGAGATCTGCACAGAAAATCAGTTGCCATTACCGGAGGAATGTTATTTTTCCATACCGCCGGAAGTGGATAATAATTATATGGCGAATCTTAAGCAGAAACCACGGGTGGAGAGATTGCGTCAGTTAGGGAGGATCATGACTGGACGCATTTATCAGTACGACGAGAACCAGATGAGTTTATTTTAGAACCAGATAACAAAACCAAGAAGAGAGGAATGGTCATCTCATGAAAAATATAATAATGGATTTCGGTCTCTATTATGAAATTGCCAAAAAGAAAATCAAATTAAAACTATGGTCAGCCGAGTACTCAAAAGGATATTTATATTTTTTCCTGAACAATGTCGCAGATGTGACGGAAGAACAGTATAACGAGTACTCAAAGATGATCGATGAACTTTGAGAAAGAGAGGAAAAACAATGAATGAAATGAAAATCAGAATATCATTATACTTTGAAATTAAGGATTCAGAAATGTTTGGCGGAGAGGGTTCCGTTGGATATACAGAGCAGAATATAGGTTTTACAGTCACAGAAGAAAAGCCAAGGATTTTTGAAGAAAGTGCATACGACTATGTGAAAAGAGCCATTGCAAACATGGCGAAAAGTTTAGGCGTGAGTGAGGAATGCATCAGGACCATCAGCAAAGAGGAATATGAGGAAAATACGGAGGACTAATGCAGTGCGAAAGAAACTTATAACAGCCATCATAACAGCAACACTTCTGATTGCCGGATGCAGTGATACAGCAAATGTCAGTGCGGGACAGGAAAACACAATGGTACTGGTGGGAAGTGGACAAGAATATCTTATTTATGCAGATAATGACACAGGAGTGATGTATTTATATATCACAATAAGTACGGGCGGCGGTCTTACCGTTATGCTCAATGCTGATGGTACACCGAAGATCTGGCAGGGAGAAGAATAAAATATTGGAGGATAGTGGCTTATGAAGTTTTCAAAACTGACTAAGCCAGAGCTTGAAACAATTATTGAAAACGCCAATTTCACGGAGCAGGAAGAAGAAATATTTTATCTTCTTGCCCGTGGACTTATTTCAAAAGAAATAGCCATGAGACTATGCGTATCAACAAGAACAGTGGAAAGAAGAATTTTTGATATTAAACAGAAAGTAAAAAAGTTAGAAGGTGAGTTAAACGGGAAATCTTTCAAATAGTGAGTTGTTGAATATTGCCATCGAAAATGGTATTATCAACATAGACACCATTCAGAAAAAAATTGAAATGAACGAAAGGAAAAAATTTATTGAAAAACACACTTACAGCATTTGGCAAGGAAAAGATGGAAAGTTTTACACATATTTGCCAGATGAAGATAATAAGAGAGGAAAGAGACTTGTAAAGAGAACATCTGAAAAAGCAATTGAAGATGAAATAGTAAAGTTCTATAAAGCTAAGGAGGATGAACCTACAGTTATTCAGGTATATTCTAATTGGATTTCTGAAAAACTTGAATATGGTGAAATAACAAGACAGACAAAGGACAAGTACGAGACAAATTTTAAAAGATTTTTTGAAAATAAGTATTTGCCGATTGCAAATAGAAAAATCCGGTACATTGATGAAGAAATATTGGAATCATTCATAAAAACAGCTATTTCAAAACTGGAACTTACGCAAAAAGCTTATTCTGATATGCGGATATTGATTAACGGAATTTTCAAATATGCAAAGAAAAAACATTATACCAGCCTGAGCATAACCAGTTTTATGGGTGATTTGGAAATTTCGGAAAAGTCATTTAAAAAGAACCATAAGTCAGACTGCGAATTGGTATTTTCTAAGGATGAGGAACTTTTAATTGAACGATTTGTAATGGAAGATGAGCCTACATTGATAGAACTTGGCATTATTTTGGCATTTAAAACAGGATTGAGAGTTGGGGAAATATCTACCCTCTCATGGTCTGATGTCGGAGAAAATAAGATACATATATCAAAGACAGAAATAAGATATAGAGATGATAATGGCAAATATGTATTTGATGTTCAAAATTTTCCTAAAAGTGATGCCGGGTTTAGAGATGTTATAATTACCGCAGATACCAAAGAACTTATGAGAAAAATAAAAATGCTCAATCCATTTGGGCAATATATTTTTATGAAAAACGGTAAACGAATAAAAGGTCAGGCATTTACAAGGCGGCTATATGTGATATGTGATAGAATAGGAATTGGTGAACGTTCAATTCACAAGGCAAGAAAGACATATGCAACAAAGTTGATAGATGGAAATGTTCCAGAATCGGTAATAAAAACACAAATGGGGCATACAGATATAAGAACAACTCTCGATCATTACTATTTTAATAACAAGACAGAGAGTGAAATGCAGGAATATATTGCAAAAGCATTATCAATGTAAAAGGTAACACGAGGTAACACCTTTGGAGATAAAGAAATTCAGTATTTATGCGGGTTTGAGAGAATTGATACCGAGTTCGAATCTCCCTTCCGCTACTTTATTTTTGTTTAAGAAAACCTTGTGAAGCCTTGATTTTACTGAAAGAAAGGAGTTTTTGAATGGTGTCTTTTCTAAAGGTCAAAATCAAAGGTAACACTAAAGGTAACACGAACGGATGTATGGACGCTTAATGCGTTCTTTTTTTGTTGTATTTTTTGACGGCAAACTGTCGGAATCGTGACGGTTTTGCCGCCTTTTTTTATGCAAAAATATAATCAAAGGGAGGGATGGTGGTGTTTTCAGATGAAGTTCTTGAAAAAATTTTTGCCAGAAAAGAGTTACAGTCCTTGGACTTGTCAACGCAGTCGTCTATCATACACGCAATAGAAGATGTTTTAGAGGAGGTCAAACAGGATGAATATGAGCGGAGCATACCAGAATCCGATTTATAATCAGCAGATGCAGCAATACGGGCAGCAGTACGCATACAATCCGTATATGAATCAGCCACGCATTGATAATACACAAAATTATATGCAGGCACCGCAGCAAATTCAGCAGCAGATCCCGGTTCAAACTTTTGGCATAAATGGAAAAGTAGTTCCGGCGGTAGAAAACATCACTGCCAATGATGTGCCAATGGATGGCAGCGTTGCATTTTTCCCAAAACAGGATATGACAGAAATATACGCTAAAAGTTGGAACGCAGATGGCACAATTCGCACAATCGTTTTTAAGCCAGTTTCGCATGATACTGTTAGCAATTTATCGCATGATACTGAAAAATTGAAATTTGACCTATCAGACGAGTGCACAGGTGCATTTATGCAGAAGTTTGATGAACTTTTTGGGAAGATTGAACAGATAGAAAACCGATTAGATAAAATTCCAAGCAGTCAAAGAAAAACTTCACAGGTAAAAAAGGAGAGTGATCCAGAATGAATCCGGCACAATTATTGTTAAATCAAATGATGAATTCTCCGCAGGTTCAAAACAATCCTATGGCAAAAAATGCCATGCAAATGTATCAAAGCGGAGATACAGGTGGACTTAAGACAATGGCAGAGAATCTCTGTAAAGAAAGAGGAATTACGGTAGATGAAGCAAAACAGAAAGTTATGAGTATGTTTAATCATTAGTACATTTTGGGGTGCGCGCAAAATAACCGGTTATCCCATTTGTAAATAGATCAGATGGAGGTAAACAAAATGTTTAATGGAAATGCAATGCCTAGTCTTGCTGATATTGCAGCAGTGACAGGAAACGGAAGAAACAATGATGGTATGTGGGGCGGCGATGGCTGGTGGGCTATCATTATCTTCGCTATGATCTTTGGCTGGGGCGGCTTTGGCGGCAATGGCTGGGGAGGAAACGGAGGTATGGGAGCGACAGCATCTGCATACACCGACTCTGCAATTCAGCGTGGTTTTGACACGCAGGCTATCATCGGAAAGTTAGATGGTATCACAAATGGTCTCTGTGATGGATTTTACGCACAGAATACCGCCGTTATGAACGGTTTCCATGGTGTAGACAATGCAATCTGCAACCTTGGCTACCAGACACAGCAGGGATTTAATACCACAAACGTGACACTTATGCAGGCGCAGAATGCTTTACAGTCCCAGTTGGCTAATTGCTGCTGCGAGACCAGGGAAGCTATCCAGGGTGTGAACTACAATATGGCGCAGAACACTTGCGCATTACAGAACACCATGAACAGCAACACCAGAGACATTATCGACAGCCAGCAGGCAGGAACAAGGGCAATCCTTGATTACCTGTGTCAGGAAAAGATTTCTTCCTTACAGGCAGAAAATAATGACTTAAGAAGAGCCGCATCACAGGATCGCCAGTCTGCATTGCTCACTACCGCAATGTCAGCGCAGACACAGCAGATCATCAACGCTGTAAATCCGGCTGCAATCCCGGCATATGTTGTTCCAAATCCTAACGCTTATGCGTATGGCTGTGGATGCAACACAGGATGTAGCTGCTAAAAGTAGCTGCTACACAAAATTGAATAATTGAGTATCTTAATTGAGTTTAACTCGATTATGTCTGCTGTGCAGTATTGCTTATAAACACAAAGGGCAGACTATAATGTTTGCCCTTATTTTTGAAAGAGAGGTAAATAATTATGGCAGAATTTACAGGAATTGCAATTCAAACTGTCGCGCAGGGAGAAGATGTAGCATTTACAGAAACTCCGGTATGCGCAACAAAATGCATTGTTCATAGACAGGGAAGTGGCATTGTTAAATTAAGAGGACTTACAAATCAGTGCCGGGCAAGATTTTTGGTATCTTATTCCGGGAACATTCAAATTCCTACCGGTGGCACAGTTGAAGCTATTTCACTGGCTATTGCAATTGACGGAGAACCGTTGCAGTCAACTCGAATGATTGTTACACCGGCGGCAGTTGAAAACTTCTTTAACGTTTCGGCGCAGGCATATGTGGACGTTCCTCGCGGTTGTTGTGTTACGGTAGCGGTACAGAATACGTCTACGCAGGCAATCGAAGTTCAGAACAGCAATTTAATTGCAGTCCGGGAAGCGTAAGGAGGGCGGTTTTATGGATATTAAGAGAATGCACGAAATGATCGAAAAACTGTCTGAAAGCGCAGAGTGTGAGTTTGCAAAAGGTATCGAATGTGTAGATACAGAAGAGATGGGAAAAGTCACGGACATGCTTAAAGACCTTGCGGAAGCCATGTATTACCGGACGCTTACAAAATCAATGGACGAATCAGACCCAGAGCAGGTTCTTGATATGTTTGAGCGTTACGGAGACGGCAGACGGTATTATGACCGTTACCGGTATGCAGACGGAAGATTTGCGCCAAAGGGAAGAGGAACGCGGAGAGGATATGACGAACCTCCGTACTGGCACATGACACCAGAAATGTACCGGGAAATGGAACAAGACCGTGATATGGATCGTCACTCTGGCAGAATGTATTACACAGAACCTAAAATGGCATCAGATGGTGGAATGCGTGATCGCAGAGAGGGCAAAAGCGGAATGAGCCGCAGAAGCTACATGGAAAGCAAAGAGCTTCACAAAGGCAATACGCCAGAAGACAAGGATGCAAAGATGCATGACCTTGAAAGATACATGAAAGAGCTTTCGGAGGATATGGCGGAGCTTATCTCTGACATGACACCGGAAGAGCGCACGATGACAAAGAGCAAGCTGTCAACGCTTGTTTCCAAAATGTAATGGCAGGGGCAGAAATGCCCCTGTTTGTTTGGAGGGAAAATGTTTTTTATAAATGGTATTGAATGGAAAATAGAATTTGTTCACGGCGCAAGTCATAAATTAATGCGCTCTGATGGCTCTATTAGCCTTGCTGTGACTGATTGGAATGATAGGATAATATATGTTTCGGATAAACCAGAAAATGGCTATTTGCGCAAAATACTGGCTCATGAACTTTGTCATTGTTTTTGCTTTTCCTATAACATTCATATGCCGATTGAGCAGGAAGAGTATCTTGCGGACTGGATCAGCCTGTACGGTACTGATTTGATCTATCTTTTGGATGATCTGATGTCAAACATTGATTGGAGGGCAGCATAGTGGACAAAATAGATGAATTGCTGCGGTATATTCACAGAACAAACCCGGAAATGACAAGGGAAAAGCTGATAAATGAACTAAGCAGAAGTGATTACGCCGCACGTTCTTTGCTTTTCACAAAAGAAGTTGTTTGTCAAGAAGAAAAATAGTAAAATGTTTTTGGGGTGATAGTATTGTACAATGGATGTCATACATCTTTTGATGTTATGAAAGAATATATGATCTATGGAGCGGAGCTTGATGAAAAATATCAGATCCCGATTGTCCCGGCATGCAGCTTGGATTATTTGCCGGAGGACTCCATAGATTTTGGAGAGAGCTTTTCACAAAAGATAAAAGGGCATAGAAAATTAAATGTGAATTTCTATATTGACGATTCAAAGTTTCAAAGGCTGTGGAATAACCCGGATAAATACCTAGAGCACTTGAAGTGTTTCCACTCGGTCTGTATGCCGGATTTCAGTATTGCTACAGGCGATTGTGGTATGCCGTTTGCTTTGAATCTATATAACGTGTACCGGAACCATGCGCTTGCACATTATATGCTGCTGAACGGGATCCGTGTTATACCGTCCGTAGGCATCCCGGACAAAGACAATTATGATCTTTGCTTTGCCGGGTACAGTAAGGGTGGTGTGATCGCTGTATGCACAAATGGAAGAGTGCGGGCAAAGGCAGCTCGGATTGAGTTTTGCGAGGGATTCAAAGTAATGACAGACAGGCTGCAACCGCATACAGTGTTGATCGTCGGGAAGATACCGGATGAATTAAGCACCGATGTAAAGATTGTAAATTACAAATCACGCAACCAGAAAGTAAATGAGGAATTTTCGAATGGGAACAAGAACAACGAAATCGCAGAAAAAACAGAAACAGACTGAGAGTCAGAGGAAGAGAAGAGAACGAATTAGTCAAATTTCACAAGTTGCGAAATGACGCATAATAATTTACTGTGCATATTGTCTTTTCACAGTTGGAATCTCATTTTTCAACTTTTGATTTTTTTCTTCTTGGGAAATGACTCGATTTTGAGATCAGAAATCAGAATTTTCACACCCCGGCGGTCTGCCGGTCATGTCTCCAGATGCGCCCCGGACGCTTCCCGGTGGTTTACCGGATGCATCATGGCTGTGTACCTAGTGGAGTGCCAACGCAGCACGATAAACACTGCATTTACAGGTTTACAACGTCGTAAAAACGATTTACAGGCGGTTTTATACCGTGAGTATAAAAAGTATGGCATCGTCCTATAAAAGCCTTAAAATGGTTTATACGCGTTCACTTAAGCGCATTATATGACTGGAAACGCAGTTTGTCAATCTGCAATATATCCGGTCACTGGAAAAAGCCGGTATGATCCCGGCTTAAAATTCCTCTATTTCCGCAGCATTTTGCTCCCACTCTGGAAGCGTTTTGAACACTTCCCATGCATGTGATTTGAAAAACTGTCTGTGCTCCGTTCGGATAAGTCATTTGTAAATCCTCCTAAAAAATAAAATTCCCTTACGGGTAGAACCGCCGCCGGCAGTGGTTCCGGCGTGCATCCTCTGCGGCGGTTATTATGCTTTTTTATATCCGTTTTCAGCAGCATATTTTTCAAGCTCTTCCAGTGTTTCAAATGTTGTCACAATTCCGCCGAATCCTTTTGTAATTCGGTCGATTGTATACATGCCACAGTCATACAGGCATGCATAAAAGTTCATTCTGCCTTTTTTTAATAAAAATAATTTTCTCATACTTCAATTCCTCCATATTCAAATTTTTGGGTAAAAGCAAGCCGGGGAATCGAACCCCGGGAACCGCCGCTTGCCTAAATAAGTACACCCAAGCGCATACAATCACGCTTTCTATCACAAACAATTTTCCATTTTTCAAAGTCACCCTTGATATTTTCGGCGGTTCTGGTGTCCGCCCATTCGTGCCGGGCTTTAATATAAGCGGCTTTCGCATCGTCTTTCTGTTTCTGCAATTTTTCCATAAATTCCATAATATTAACCGTCCTTTCATCGTGTGCCCTGTCTCATCGGTGCAGGTGGGGCAGTTCCTGCAGACCGCCACGCGGGCGGTTTCGACTAAATATTTTTGGCTATCTCTTCTAGCAATTCCGTTTTGGTTTTCAAGTCTTTTGTATTTTTTAACAATTCTTTTATTTGCTCCGGAAGATTTAACAATCTTGCATGACCGATTTTATCAATCGCAACTTGGTATCTTTTTTCTAATGCTGTCATCATATTTCACCATAACCTTTCTATATGTGTTGGTCTGCCATCGTCAGAGCCGCGGCGACCGGTCCGCAGCTGACGCTCCAGATCGGAGCGTTTCGGCTAAAAGTCAATGCTTGTATATACTTCTAATATCTCGCGCCATTTGTTTTCCTTATCGCAACTAAGATTAAGATCTTTAATGTGGAAGATTGCATATTCTCCATATTTTTCCCTTAAATCTTGCAACTGATTGTACACTGTTTCAAACTCTTCTAAATCATCCACATGGAGGATATATCGCTTAATTTCTTGGTTGCGGATGATGTAATTATCCTCTGCCTGTACTGGAGAACTGAAAAGAGCTTCAACTTTAACTTTGCTCTTCCTGTCGTCCTGTCCTTTTCTGTCGGTTATGTAAACAACTGCCCATTTCATAAACTTTGCATAATCTTTCATGTTCGTTCCTCTCTTTCGTGCTTCATTTGATGTAATTATAATATCACTTTATGTAGTGATAGTCAACATGTTTTATCACTTTTTATGGTAATATTTTTGTTGACTTTTGGAACTATATATTATATAGTAAATTTATAAAACACATCAGAAAGGAATGATATAAGGTGCTTAAATATAAATTTAATGTGGGTGATGCGTTAGAACGTGCTGGGTTTAATATGTACAAAGCAAAAACAACCGGACTTTTAAGCCAAGAAACACTTAAAAAGATAAAAAACGAGGATACAAATATAAGTGCTAAATCATTAAATAGCCTATGCTTAATCCTTGATATGCAGCCCAAAGACATATTTATATATGAGGAGACAGCGGAAGACCTGGAACAGAAAAATAAAATTTAAAAACTTTTAAAATATCACTTGTAAAAGTGATAAACATATGATATTATAATATTGTCGAAAGGCAATAGGCGAAAGCCGGAAAGGAGAAAAATGAGCGAAGATATGAACATGCAGGAAAACGCTAGACTTGTTCTTGGACTTAGGGCAGCCGGATGGAGTGAAAAGAAAATAAATGATTTTCTACTCTACATCGAGACCGGAGATGACCGGTATAAGCCGACACCGGACAAGGAGTAAACAAAAGGGCTGGAGAAAATCCAGCCCGACACACAAAAACCATACCAAGTGAAATGTGCGCTATTTGAATATAGCACATCCAGAGAAGAAAGAAAAGAGGAAAAAGCTATGTTAAAGATTTTAAAAGAGTTAGGACAGATGGAAGGACATTTTGCAGTAGAAATTTTCAAGGTTGAAGAGTTAGGAATGATCGCAGTAGATCACGACACAAGCAACGGCGAGACGATGGAAGCATGGAAATGTGACAGTACAGGCGCGGCGCTGGATGAAGATACACCGAGTTTTAGAGTTAAAGAAATTAACGATCCTGTATCTTACGATGAGGACGGAGAACCGGATCAGTGGGAGCTGGTAGGGTTTGAAATTGAATAATTGAAATGAGTATTGATAATTTGACAGCTTGAAATATAGCTGTCTTTTTTTGTTTAAAACGTAGAAAATCTTTGTTAAATTTTCACAAAATTTCAAGAGTGATAATTTTATTACAGACAAGACAAAATAATAGAATTGTACCAGTTTTGTTGCGATGCAACACTCTTGCAACAAATTGCAACATTTTTGCAACGTAGAGTAAGACACTAGAGTTAGAGAAAGAGTATATTCTCTCTTGTAATATTAAAAATATATATTATAAATAAGGCAGTATATTCATATAAATAATATATATAATATACAGGCTTAAAATTTAATTTTAAAATATACCTTGACAAGAAAATGATAGAATGATATTGTTTTATTAAATTAAAAACGCATTCGGGCAACGGGCGGCGGCAGCCGTCGAGGTCCCGAAAGAAACGGACTTCATGCAGCCGGTACAGTCGAGATCATCATGATCTGATTGTATCAGTTGCATTTTTTATTTTAAGTATTCCAGTACTGGAGAGAGGAGATATATAACATGTCAGCAGTTGAAATGCAGGAAGTAAATAATACAGTTGATGTTTTTAAAGATGACATTGACATGTATATAAATCTCTGGATGGAAGAGAGAAGCATTGAGGACATGTGCAAAGTATCGCAGAACAGATGGTATAACTGCTGTAAATATGTCTATGAGAATGTATTTAAAGTTAATCCAAAGTACTTAAAGGATGATAATAATATTAATAATGCCTATGATACAGATAAGGTTAACGAGGTATTAGATATATATATAGACCTGTGTAATGACTACGAGAAAGTAGTGAATATTGTTGGGTTTACATTCTTTACCGGAATACACAGAGACACGTTAAACGGATGGGTTAATGGCGTTCAACTTGCCTCATCAGGTTCCGACATTTGCAAAAAACTTGACGAAATGCGTGAGGAAAGTTTGGTAGGTTTGCAAGTTTCCGGCAAAGGAAATCCAATGAACTACATGCCATCACTCAACAAGTATTGCGGCTTTAATATGCCGGGCGTAAGAGACCAGGGAGCCAGAGCAAGAGCATTGACAGCTTCGGAGCTCCCAAAACTGGGAGGCGGGAATTGTGCGAGATTGCCGGACAACTTTGACAATTCAAGCCCAGATAATGGTGAAATCGTGATAGACAATTCAAACAATTTAAAGCCCAGTGTTTAATGGTCTTAAGGCGCATTAAATCGTTGATGCATTACGCAAAACAAGGGTTTTGCGAATAGTTGTAAAATACGAATGGAATTGAACGAACAATTCAAACAATTTATCAATGTTCAAAGCATGATTCTGCATGGAGGGGGAGGGGGTTTGATAGGTTGAGAAAATCAGCACTACTAAGTCCTTTAAATATCCTCAAAAACAAAAAGAGATTGGATGGAAAAGTATGAGAGTAGTATCACAAAGCAAAGACGTTTCGCTTGATTTTGACCGAGCGGTATTCACAGCAAATCATGGAATGATAACTGCTATGGTTGATGGAAAAACGTTTACTATTGGGACGTATGCAAATTTAGGTAGAGAAAAAGAAGTATTCTCTGATATGCACAAGGCATTTTCGGCTTTTCAAGTTATTAGCACAAACATGGATAAACAACAGGTGGCCGAAATGTTTGCAGTACCTAAAAACATATCGATCAGATGCGTTGAGATGAATGATCCTTGTATGGGAATAACTGTATTTGATAACATGGTCTATTACATGCCGGAAAAGTAGTGTTAATATAGCGCTATCGCCAAGCGGTAAGGCACTGGATTTTGATTCCAGTATTCGCAGGTTCGAATCCTGCTAAAGAAACTTGTGAGAGGAAAACAACCATGGTAATTATTAAAACGATTATATCGACGCTGGATGTTATTTTTATGCTGATACTATTTGTATCTGGCAGAGAATCCAAAGACAAAGAAACAGCAATTGCATTATGGGTACTTGTGATGTTACTGTTGCTGAACATGTTTCTGATGTGGAGGTAACAGAATGTTTTATAGTCCAATATTTGGTATTTGCTTTCAGCTGCCTATCATTTGTGCAGAGGAAAGAATACATATAACAAAATCAAAGGAACCGGACAGCACCGGAGATTTACTCAATCTGGATAGCGACGCAGAGCACCAGAGTGAGAAATCGGAGCATCCAGTATAGCTAAACAAAATTTTAAATTACTGGCAACTTGTAAGAGTTGCTTACAAGATAAAAATCCTACATTGCGGCATTTTAATATGCCGTAGCGGAACGTAGTTCAGTTGGCAGAGCACTCGGCTTATATCCGAGCGGTCGCAGGTTCAATTCCTGCCGTTCCGATGGAGGAATGGGTTTAACGATCCATTCCGTAAATTCTCCTTCTTGGTGTTTTTCATGACACATCCTTTCGCCACTAGGACGATTCTGTTAAGGGCGGTGCGAGACCGTCCGGTGGTATTTGCCGCGAAGCGCGGCTGTGTAAGCCTGTATGGTTAAGTGGGAATCCTACTTGTTATTTCGTTGAAGAGCGATCCATGCAGCAGCCTATTGGTAGTTCGGGCATCTATCCCACGGTGCCTGAGCTGCCCAAAATGTAATTTCCAAAATATGTTAGGCAGTGGCGGAAAAGGTAGACGCTTAAGCATAAGACAACCACACTTTGGTTAGGAACAAGTCATTGAATCAACAAGGCAATGAAGGAACCTGTTAAGGGTGTTACCTGTTGTGGAAAGTCGTTGTTATGTGAGGTGCAAATCCTCACCAGCCTATTTTCTGTGATATCACACAGGATAGTGCAACGCATGGCACGAAAAATATGATTGCTAACCGTCTGAGGGCGGTTTTGGGTAAGCGGCAACGATTGGCGGTGTTGCGGCTGACTGTAAATCAGTTCCCAAGTGGTAAACATTGGAGGTTCAATTCCTCTCTTCCCCACGCGCGAAAGCAAGATCGCAACTTGTAAGTAGGGTTTTGGCGGCATAGTGCGAGATCAGTTCGATTCTGATTAATGGCGGTTACACAAAGATTTATGCTAACGGAAAATGGCAAAAGGGAGTGTATAATATTGATTTCCATGCTGACTGCACGCCATTGAGATACCCATACATAAAAATTTCTTGTGAATTTGATAAGTATAAGACTGATAAAAACGGTTCGGTTATTTACGACCCGGAAAAAGAAGAAATTGCAAAAGAACACGTAGTTGCAAGAATTTAGGGAGATATTGTGAAAATATCAGAAATCTCTATTATAACTGCTTTGTAGAAAGTATTGCGGATATTGATTAGATGATATTACCGGCTAACAAACGGAGTTAGTCGCTAACCAACAAAAATTATTGGCAGAGGTCTTAAAGCACTTCTGCTTTTTTGCGGAGGTGCTTTTCTTTTGGCAAGTTCAAGCCTAATTTCCACAGTAAATGGATATGAAAATTACATACAGGCACATGGCGTTGATGAAGAGGTTATGGATGCCATGGCAGAAGCGGCAAGGGTAGCTATTCTTACAGAAAAAGACATTGAGTATGGATTGAAAGTTTCTTCCAGGGCAAAGCAACTGGCAGAACAGTTTATTTTTCAATCCACTGGCGGTACACCGTGGGATTTAGAGAAATATTCATTCCAAAACAAGGTATCTTATGAAATTCTGGACAAATACTACGGAATTTTGCTTTTAGAAGCGCAAAACAAAGTTGTGGATAGTGCTTTCCAGTATTTGGAGAAGAAGAGAGAGCCTAAAGAGCGGTTTTACATGCCAAGAAGAAAGCAATTCTTAAAAATCGGACTCATAGATGCGCTGCAAGGCATGATTGATGATAGATATGACATCCTGTGCGTATCACTTGTCCCGGGTGCAGGAAAAACAACGGTTGAAAAAATGTTTCACGCTCTTGTTGCCGGATGGTTTCCGAGAGATTTCAGCCTCTTTTATTCACACAGCGGTGATATTACCAGAATGTACTATGACGGTGTGTACGATATCGTTACAAATACGGAAGAATATACATGGAATGAAATTTTTCCAGATCTTTCCGTGACGAGCACAAACGCAAAGATGGAGCAATTTAATGTCGGGAAGTACAAATCGTTTCCATCCGTACAATGTACGTCTGTTGGTAGTAAGAATGCAGGTAAAGTAAGGGCTTCTAAGTTTTTACTGGTTGATGATATGATCGGCGGCATTGAAGAAGCAATGAATCCCATTATCCTTGATAAATTGTGGGATAAATACGCTGTAGATGCCAGACAGAGAAAGATACAGGACACGGACGGTAAGAACTGCAAGGAAATACATATTGCCACAAGATGGAGCGTACACGACGTCATAGGGCGCATACAAAATATGTACGAGGGTAATCCGAGAGTAAAGGTTATTGCGGTACCGGATGTAGACCCAGTTACAGGAGAAAGCAACTTTGAATATGAGTTCTCCGGTTTTACAAAAGAATTTTTTGAAGACCAGCAATTATTGATGGACGACATATCATATAGATGCCTTTACAAACAGGAACCGATTGAGCGTGAGGGATTGCTGTTTCCGGAAGATAAAATACGTCGGTATCTTAATTTGCCGCATGGAGAGCCGGAGATTGTAACCGGTCAGTGCGATACAAAGGGAAAGGGAACAGACTATTTTGTTCTGCCTGTATTGCAAAAATACGGAGAAGATTACTACTGCGTGGATTGTGTTTGCGATAACACGGCAGATTATGAGGTTCAGTATGAAAATGCAGCAAATGTTTTGACAAACAACAAAGTTCAGGAATGTGAATTTGAGAGAAATGCCGGAGGGGACCGCGTCGCAATGGAAGTAAACAAGCGAGTGGAAGCCAAAGGATGGATATGCAATATCACAGATACACCGACGGAGACAAATAAGGAAGCAAGGATTTTTCAGTGCTCAAACTGGATATTGCAGCACGTTATATTTAAAGACCCATCATCATATAAGCCGAATGAGCCATACGGAGTAATGATGTCTCTTCTTAAGAGATATTCAGTATCCGGTAAAAAGCAGTTGGATGATGTGCCAGATGTATTTTCAAACTTTGCGCTTAGAGTGACAAATGGAAGGAATGTAGCAAAAGTAGAAGCAGCAGTGAATCCGTTTAGGAGGTATTGATATGACGACAAAGGACTATTTGAACCAGATAAGCAGGCTTAACCGGATGATAAATAATAAGCTGGTAGAGCTTGCACAACTGAAAGAGCTGGCATGCAGCATATCTGCTGTGTCAAACGAAGAAAGAGTTATGACAACGCCAAATTTTGACAAGATAGGAACAAAACAGGCAAAAATTGATGAAATTGAAAGAAACATAGACGCGATGGTTGATGATTATATTATCAAAAGAGATAAGATCATCAGCCAGATAGACAGTATGGAAGATGAGAATGTCTATAATGTGTTGTTTTCAAAGTACATAGAAAAAAAGACATTTGAGGTTATTGCAACCGAAATGAATTACTCTTGGAGACAAACAATAAGACTTCATGGAATTGCATTAAAAAAATTTGAGCAAAAATATGGAGCAACTTATTTATAAAATGTCATAGAATGTCATATTGAAAAAATGATATAGTTATAATCGAAGAAAGCAACAAAAGTTGAATACTTCACCTCCCCCAATTCAGAAAAGCATCGTAGAGAAATCTCCGGTGCTTTTTCTTTTGAAAAGAAAAGAGGATTTTATGGGATATAAACCAAAAACAATATATTGCCCGCGGTGTGGAAGAAAAGTTGCCACACACGATGGGCGTTCAACAATGAACATTTCTGTGGAATGTAGGAAATGCCACAAAAAAGTTGTTTTTTATCCGGAGAATGGAAAAACAGAATTAAAATCTCTTCCGTTTCGTGCAACATCCAGCGGAATGACCTTTATTTAGGAGAAAAAAATGAGAAATGACAAATCTCTCCAAGACCTTGTTAAAGGCTGTTATGGTAGAAAAATTTTATATACAGATGTTGAAACCATCACAGCAGATAATATTGTCAATGTGGTGGGAGACTGCATCGGAAATTTTTATTACAACAAAACCATCATAGAATATCTTTGGCGATATTACAAAGGTGACCAGCCTGTTTTATACCGTGTAAAGGTGCAAAATGCTGATATTACAAACAAAATAGTAGAAAATCATGCGTATGAGATTGTTCAGTTCAAAGTAGGACAGACATATGGCGAGCCAATACAGTTTATCAGTCGAAAAGATGATGATGAAATTAATCGGGCAGTGGATGCGCTGAATGACTATCTTGTGGATGCGAATAAACAGGAAAAAGACATTAAAGCAGGAGAGTGGCAGTCAGCAACCGGAACATCTTTTAAGGCGGTAAGATTTGCAAATGGAGAAATACCATTTCAGATTGTTGCCCCTACTCCGATGAATACTTGTGTTATTTATAATCGGAGTACGGAAGAACCGGTGATTGCCGTACAGGAGCTTAAGGACGAAGATGGAAGATGGTACAAACTGTGCTATACAGACAATTATTCATGCAAAATTCAAAATGGAGTAGTTTCTGAATGGAAATTGCACGCATTTGGAAGTATACCTATTGTTGAGTTTCCAAATAATCATGAGAGAATTTCTGATATTGAGCTTGTCATAGGTATTTTGGATGCCATAAACAATATGCAGTCAAACAGAATGGATGGAATTGAGCAGTTTGTTCAGTACTGGGTTAAGTTTGTGAACTGTGAAATCGACCAAAAAACGTTTGAAGAGATGAAAATGAGCCATGCTTTGACGGTAAAGTCCAATAACAAGGATAACAAAGCCGATGTTGAGATTATGACGCAGGAACTAAATCAGAGCCAGTGTCAGGTGGCAAAAGATGATTTGTGGGACAATGCCTTGGCAATATTAGCAATACCAAACAGAGAGTCCCAAAACTCTGGAGGAGATACACAAGGAGCAGTATCATTAAGGGCTGGATGGGATTTTTCAAAGACAAGAGCAAAATTAAAAGACCCAATTGTGAAATCGGCAGAGAAGAGACTTGCAAAAGTTGTCTTAAATGTAATACGCGTTAAGGACAATGATTTGAAATTGTCAATGAGGGATTTTGATGTGCAAATCAATCATAGCCCGCAAGACAATATGTATACAAAGTCGCAAACACTATATCAGCTTTTAGAGTGCGGCATACATCCTCTTATTGCCATTAAAACGGTGGGGCTTTGGGGAGATGCTGAAAAGACATTCCTCTTGTCTAAGCCATATATAGATGCGTTGTGGAAAACCATTGATGATGCAGAAGAGCAGGAACAAAAAGCACAGGAAATTGTAAACCAATTAAATAAACAGCAAAATAAGACAGCTACCGAGTAATCGGTGGCTGTTTTTATTTTATAAAAATTCGCAAAGTTGTGAGCGTAAAAATCAACAGTGTCATTCGGTGTCGTTGCACCGCAAAAATTCGTAAAGACATATCGGAGGTAATCAATGAAAAGAGAAGAGTTAATTGCAATGGGTATCAGTGAGGAAAATGTTGAGAAAATCATTGCTGATTACGGCAGTGCCGTACAGAGAGAACAGGCAAAAGCAGCAGAGCTTAAGGCAAAGGCAGACAGCGCAGATGAGTTGCAGAAAAAGCTGGATGAAATGGAAGCAGGAAACCTCACGGAACTTGAAAAAGCAAACAAGGCGTTAGAGACAGCAAATCAGCAGATTGCAGATATGCAGAAGAAAAACGCCATTAGAGACCAGCGCGAAGCATTGATGGAAAAGTTAAAAATCAATGCAGAGCAGGCAAAATCCGTTGTCAAGGATAATGGAAGCCTTGATTATGACGCTCTTGGAAAGATTACAGCCGAAAAGGAAACCGCGGCAGCGCAGGCAAAGGAACAGGAGATTGCGAATAATTCTGCAAATCCGGGCGGCGGTAATAGTAACCAGAATTTAGAGAAAAAGACAGAAGCGGAAAAAATAGCCACAAGTCTTATCTCGGGCAATTCAAAAAGCCAAAACAGCGATGTTTTGTCACATTATTTAGGAGGTAATTAAAAATGTCAAACATGCAATATGAACAGATTTCATATGCCGGAAACGTTCAAATCTTAAAAAGACTGCCTAACGAAGCAATTCCAATGACACTTGATTTTACAGATGTTGTTGAAAAGACGGCTGACGGCAGAAAGATTGTAAAGGCTGGCACACCAATCGGAAAAAATGGAAAGGCAGACAACACGGCAACGGTCGTAGGCATTTTGAGATACGATGTTACAGAAGACAGACCGCAGGGTGTGCTTTTAAAGAAAGCATATATAAATAAAAACGTGGCTGAAAAGCATTCCGGCGTTACATATGACGCAGGCGTTTCTACAGCGCTTCCAATGATTGTATTTGAATAATTTAGGAGGTATATAGATGTTAATTAATGAAGTGTTAAACAGTAAGTCTATTGCGCTTACAACAACAGAAGAAGCAAGTAATCAAATCCCATACCTCGGATTAAATTGGTTTCCGGAAAGAAAGAAACAGGGGCTTGATTTAAGCTGGATTAAGACACATAAAGGGCTTCCGGTATCGCTTGCACCGTCAAATTTTGACACAATTCCAACGCTTAGGGCAAGAGAGGGGTTAAGCAAAGAAAAAACACAAATGGCGTTTTTCCGTGAAGGCATGGAAGTCGGAGAAGAAGAAATGCTTGAAATTGAACGTATTAGTTCTACAGATGACCCGTATCTTGAAAGTGCCTTATCAAGCGTGTATGACGATACTAACAACCTTGTGAGCGGCGCAGAAGTTGTGCCGGAACGCATGAGAATGTCACTTCTTGCTACAGAAGCAGGACACCCGGTTATTACTATTGAAAGTGACGGTGTACAGTACGCATATGATTACGACAAAGACGGTTCATATGCAAAAGACCATTATGCAAAGCTTGAGGACACAAGCATGTGGAGTGACACAGTAAACTCCAAGCCGCTTACTGACCTCAACAACGCTCGAAAAAAGTTACAGAAGAAAGGCAAGATTGCTAAATACGTGCTTATGAACACCAATACATTCCAGTATTTGCTTGAAAATGCACAGATTAGAAATTCAATTCTTGCGCAGAATCTCACGGCAACAATTGAGGTTGATGACGACACGGTAAATTCAGTTGTTCAGAAGCGCACAAAGCTTACAATCGTTTTGTATGACAAAATGTATATGGACGAAGCTAAAAAGGAGCATTATTTTTATCCTGACAACAAAGTAACACTGTTACCGGAAGGAAAACTTGGAAGTACATGGTTTGGAACGACACCAGAGGAAAGAACTGCAAGACAGGTCGCTGACGTTGATGTGACAACATACGGGACAGGAATCACAGTCGCTACAAAGGTTGAGTATGGTCCGCCAATGAAAATGTCAGTATTTGCTTCCGAGGTAGTATTGCCGTCTTACGAAAATATGGATAGCACATTTGTACTTGAGGTTCATCATGATTAATCGGAGGTAGCATATGAAATATCCATATATTGTTATTAAAAACGGGAAATGGTATGAGGCAGGTGAAGAAGTCCCGGACACTGTTTCGGGAGAGAAATCTTCCGGAGGGTACACCAAGACAGAGATTAACAGAATGAGCACTGCTGATTTACAGGCACTTGCCGCTGAACATGGGATCGAGGGTGCAGAAGAAATCAGTGGAGCGGAACTGAAACGCATTTTGATCGAGCAGTTCGGATTATAGGTAGGGAAGAATGGACGAATATACAACATTAGAGCAGGTCAAAATCAGACTGAAACAATTTCATATTGAAACCGTTACGGATGAAGATGGTGTTACTTCTGATGTTGTCGTGTTCGACCAGAAAGAAGATAATCCTTACATCGAACAGCTTATCAAGCAGGCAAGAAATGAAGTGGTAAGCAAGCGGAATTACCCGGAAAGCTACACGGATGAAAAAATATCCGAAGACTTGAAACAGTTTGAGGATGTAATCGTCAATTTAGCCTTGTACGACCATTCACAGGCAGGAGAAGCCTATATGGCAAGTTATTCAGAAAACGGCGTAAGCCGTAGCTGGAAAGACAGGGAAAGCTTGTTTGTTGGAGTATTTCCGTTTGTAAAAGCATTATAACCGTATGGGATTCCATCTGGTTAGAAGATTGTGCGTTACGTTTTGCCGACGTCGGCAAAACGTAGCAGGCGGCACACATTGAGCGGTGGTGGGCGGTGTGCCATAAAAATGAAAGGCGGTATATGATTTGACGATTGAAATATCAACAGCAATCATTATAAGCGTGCTGTCGCTTGGTTTTTCCGTCTTTATGGGCTTGAAGAGCAACAAAAGGACAGACAACACGGATCTTGAAGAACGCGTGAGGGAGAACACACGCATTAACATGAAGTTGGATGCCATTTCAAACAACACGACCGAGATCAAAAATGAAGTTTCAGAGATGCGAAAAGAAATCAATTCTCATGACAACAGGATCATAAAGGTGGAGGAAAGTGTGAAATCGGCTCATCACAGAATTGACGGAATAGAAACCCGTCTTAATGATGAAAAGGAGGTTTAATCATGGATATTATACAGTCGGTAATTGCTAACATGACAATTATTCTGGCGATTATTGGTACGCTGGCATTTGTTGTGTCTGTGGTAACACAGGTAATCAAAGGTGTAGGCGTATTTTCTAAGGTTCCGACGGACATCTTGGTATTTGTTCTTTCTATCGGAATCACGGTCGCTGCGTTTGTGGCATACATGCAGTACATCCAGACATCAATTTTATGGTATATGATCTTGGCAGCTATTATTGCAGGATTTATTGTTGCGTTTGTCGCAATGTATGGATGGGAAAAGCTTTCTGAGCTGTGGAAACGGTTCGGCAAGGATGTGAAGTGAAATGCTTGAGATCAATAAGCAAAAAATGAGTTATTCGCAGCAAAGCGGCAAGGTGCCGGTATATGTGACGGATGATGATGGTAACATCGAATATTCTTCGTACACGGATTCTGATGGTAATGTAATTTATTACCTTGATGATGACGGGAACAAGATACCGAAGACAACCGGAGAGTATACCACAGGTTATGAAAAGCCTGTGGTTTTTTATTCTTCAATCAGCAATAAGTTGAGCGAAGCACTTATAAAAGAATTTGGCGTAGATAACTCTACAAATTTTGTTCAGATCGTAGAAGACAAAGGAAAGCTTCCATTGAGCGTCGGATCTTTGGTATGGAAACGGTCAGATGTAAGGTACAAAGATGAAGAGAATACAATCGTTGACGAAAATTCGGCTGATTACATCGTAAAAGGTGTTGCAGACGAGGGATTGACGGTTGATTTGTTCTTATTGCAAAAAAATGTGAAGTAGGTGCGGCATGGGGAAGAAAGTAATCACAATGAGCCTGTCTGAAAAGTCTATTCAGAATGCAATACAAGAGCTTAGAGCCTATCAAAACAGCTTAACATATAAATGTCAGCTATTGGCAGAAAAACTCGCGGAAAAGGGCGTAGAGATTGCCAGAGTGCAAATTGCTGACCTTGACGCAATATTTACATCGGAACTGATTTCAAGTGTTCACGCGGAATATGAAGGAAGCACTAAGGGCGGCGGGATATGGGCGGTAATAGCCGGTACAGACCATGCCGCATTTGTTGAGTTTGGAACCGGAATTGTTGGACAGCAAAGCCCTTATCCGGGGAAACTGCCAGAGGGTGTTTCGTGGCAGTATGCAAGTGGAAAAACTATCCATCAGATTTCAGATGGAAGATATGGATGGTTTTATCAGGACGACAATGGCGATTGGTGGTTTACAGAGGGAATGCCAAGCCGACCATTCATGTATCTGACCGCAAATGAGTTGCGGCAGATTGTTACACAGACAGCGAAGGAGGTGTTTGGATAATGGCAGACAACCAGTGGGTATTTGACCTTGAAACAAACATTTTTTCCAATGTTGTAACGATAGCCAAACCAAAACTCCAGAAAAAATACAAAAGCATGAATTTTGACACTGCATTTACAACGGTTGAAAAGAACCTTGATAAAGACCCTGTTTTCCCGACTATTTACATTCACGAGATGCCGGGGCTTGAACGTGGGGCAGATTTAGATGGCACATCCGTAAATGCGGTGCAAGAAACAATACAGGTTGACGTCATTACAAACACAAAGCAGAGCGATGCAAAAGGGATTATGGCTATTTTAGCTGATGCCTTTAAGCAGATGCGATTTCAAATTACAGCAATGCCGGAGTTTAAAAATGACAGTGAAAAAAAATTTAGAAGCGTTGCAAGGTTCCGGCGGATAATCGGAGCCAACGACAGATTGATGTAAAAGAGCCGAAAGGCTCTATTTTTTATGCACCGGGTGCAAAAAGATGCGCCCGATAACCGCATTATTTGGCGGTAGAAAGAGAGGTAAAAATGGCAGAAGCAGGATTGTCTACGTTAGGCATTACGTTTGGCTATGGAACAGAAACCACAGCCGGAACAAAGCCTACATCGTTTAAACAGCTTACAAGAATTAACGCAATCGGCGGTATCAACATTGAGCCGGAACAGATTGACGCATCTGCATTAGAAGATGCTATTACCAGATATGTAAAGGGTCGCGCAGATACCGGTGGCTCTTTCCCTATCACGGTAAACCTTACGGATGCCACAAAGGAAGAGTGGGAAGCACTTATCACGGCGTATAAGGCGCTTTCCGGCGGGAAAAGAATGTGGTTTGAAACTATTATCCCGGGATTTACCGACGCGTTTTTTGTTGTGGCTCAGCCGCCAGAGCAGATTCCACAGCCGGAGATTGGTCAGAACGAACTTTTGACGGTTGAAATGAATCTTACCATTGAAGAATACAAGGGCATGGACACCGCTGTAGCTTTTACACCGGGGGAATAACACGTCAGTCGAATAGTTCGGTTGGATCGGCTGACGATAACCAGACAACCGAGCCAGAGCTTGAAGAAACAATTTAAAAGAACAGGGCGGTCTTCGGACTGCCCTTTCCCTATATGAGAGGGAGAAAGGGAAAGAAAATGACAAAATTAAAATTTGGCGAGAAAGAATTACAGATCAAGTTTGGATATGAAGCAACCGTGAAAAGCGGAATTATCAAGAAAGTAGCAAAATTAGACCAGATGGAAGATATCGAAGCGGTTGACGAAATCCTTTTATTTCTTCCAGAGTTAATCCTTGTAGGCGCGCAGAAGTTTCACAAAGAGGAACTTGGATACAATCCGGACAATGAGGGAGAAAAGGAACAGCAGCTTGGAAAAGTATATGCCATGCTGGATGACTACTTTGACGGAGAAGATGCAGATGTTCAGGCACTTTACAATGCACTTTTAGCAGAGTTACTTGAAAATGGTTTTTTATCAAAACTGCTCAAAGCAGAGCAGAAAGAAGCGGCGAAGAAAACTCCGAGGAAAAAGTAGAAGAACAGAGAGAGCTTACATGGGAAACGTATTGCACGGAAATCCGCCCGTTTTGGCTTTTAGTTACAAAGGGGTACGGATTTACTGTGCATGACATAGACACGTCCTGTCCGACTGATTTACAGCCTTATGCGGATGCTTACAACTTAGATAAAAAGCAAAGAGACGATGAGATGTGGATGTGGTTTGGAACATACGGATTGTCTGCGGTATCGGTGGCAGTAGAACATTGCCTTGCCGGACGAAAAGCAAAATCAAAGTATATTAAAAAACCAATTAATGAGCAACAAGGGAAAGATGATTCGGAAATGACGGAAGAAGAAATTAAGAAACAGAGAGAGCTATTTGTGGCAAAGCTCAAAATTATGCAGTCAAACTATGAGTTGAGCCACCCAAAACCAGAAAAGAACTTGGAGGTATAAATATGAGAATTGGATCTGCAAGACATGATGAAAATGGGAAATTGACCGGTGGGAGACCGGGAGATCAGACCGGAACAGAAGTAAGTATGCAAAACTTTTATGTTCATAAAAAAGGATGGTATGTGTTAAGGCCAAAAACAAAAGATATGGCGGATAAACTGGCAGAATCAATGATTACAGCGTGCAATAATGATAATATTGGCTACTGTCAGGGACACCGGCTTGGAATTGTCAAATATGGTATTAATTCAAAAGTAAAAACAGAAGCAGATTGCGGCACAACGGTACGGGCATGCATTATTCATGCAACTGGAAAAGATGTTGGTAATTTCACTACAGCAAATGAAAAATCTGTACTTCTTTCTAGTGGCATGTTTGATGACATTGGAGGTTATGCGGCAGGAATGGTTCTTTACAATGGAGATGTTATTGTCACAAAAACAAAAGGTCATACAGCGATTGTGACAAGCGGAAACCCTAGAAAAAATGTAAAAGATCATTTAAACCCATACCCGGAACCTGCAAGGATTTTAAAGAAAAAATTCCCTTGCATGAGAGGGGATGATGTGAGATGGCTTCAGACGGAGCTTATTTATCACGGATGCCTGGATGAAAAAGATAAAAAGGGAAACAGTAATGTGGACGGTATTCTTGGAAATGATACGGCGACCGGTATTGGAACATTCCAGAAAAAAGTCGGAATTACAGTAGATAAGAAATGCGGACCGGTTACAAGAGAAAAATTAAAAGAGTAGATCAAGGACGGTAAGGTGTCACAGCCTACCGTCTTTTTATTTTGCATAGAAAGTTGGTGCATATATGGCAGACATTGATGAATTACAAATAAAAATCAAAGCTGACTCTGCAAAAGCAAGTAATTCCATAGAAAGCCTTGTAAACAGCATGAATAGGCTCCGGGAAAGCATATCGTTTGACACTGCAAAACTTTCAAATATTGCAAGCGGAATCAGAAGCATTTCCGATGCGGCTACCGGATTCAAAGGTGGTAAATCTTCGGAAATCACATCAATGGTGCGGGCACTCAATAAATTTTCTGGTGTTGATGCAAATTCTATCCACGGAATATCTTCTGCTGTGAGAGATCTTGCATCTGGAATAGCAAGTGTTAAGGCTGTTGATACAAGCGGACTCACAAGCATGGTGTCGGCACTGTCGAAAATTGGTGGCAAGGCATCTACACAGGCGACAAAGAATCTGCCGGCTTTATCTGCGCAGTTACAAAACTTTGTACGCCAGATGAACAAGATAGGTGCATTGAATTTTGATATGACGAATATGAGTAACCTTGTGACAGCCATATCAAGGCTTGGAAGCGTTGCAAGCGGACGTGCAGTAACAAATATACCTTTGCTTGCTGATAACCTTAAATATCTGTTTGAGACACTCTCAAAAGCACCAAATGTAAGCGCAAATATTTTACAAATGACACAGGCACTTGGAAATCTTTCAAACAGATCTGGAGGTGCGATTACTGGATTAAATAACAGCATCAGTAATCTTTCCGGTTCTTTCCTTGGATTTAAGACATCCACAGGGAAAGCATTGATTGGACTCAAGTCATTCACAAGACAGATTTTGTCCTCTATGGGGATTTATCTTGGTCTGTACGGAGCGATAAGAGGAATAAAAAATGCAATCGACATATCATCCGCATTAACAGAGGTTCAGAACGTTGTTGATGTTACTTTTGGGGACATGTCAAAGAAAGTCAATGACTTTGCACAGGATTCTATACGTCAGTTCGGTATGTCAGAACTGACACTGAAACAGACGGCAAGCCGATTCCAAGCAATGGGAACAGCCATGGGAATTGACAGCAGTTTAATAAAGAAAGCCAATGAGTTCTTAAACAAACAGACAGATGGCTATATTGGTTTGTCTGATTCCATGGCTGATGTGTCTTTGAATTTAACAAAATTAACTGCTGATATGGCATCTCTGTATAACATAGATCAGGATGTTGTGTCGCAGGATTTAGCTGCAATATTTACCGGACAGACACGCCCATTAAGAGATTACGGTCTTGATCTTACACAGGCAACTCTTAAAGAATGGGCGATGAAACAAGGTTTGGATTCTGATATTGCGTCTATGTCACAGGCTGAAAAGACAATGCTCCGGTATCAGTACGTCCTTGCCAATACGCAGACAGCGCAGGGAGACTTTGCGCGTACTGCTGATTCGTGGGCGAACCAGATCAGAATTTTAAAACAGTCGTTTGAACAGCTTGGCAGTGTTATTGGTGGAGCATTAATCAATGCTTTCAAACCATTCGTAAAAGCGCTCAATTCCGTTTTACTGGTTGTTATCAGCTTTGTTACAAAGGTTACAAACGCTTTAGGCGCAATCTTCGGATGGAAATATGAGGATTCCGGTGCAGGGCTTGCAGATAACTTTTCAGATGCTGCAGAGAGCGCAGATGATGTTGCGGACAGCACAGGACAGGCGGCAAAGAACATTGACAAGATGAATAAGGGTGTCCGTCAGTTTGATGAATTGAAACTGATTACAACAAATGATGGTTCTGGCAAAAAAGGTTCGGGCGGTTCCGGCGGCGGTGGCGCATCCGGTGGTGCCAGTGGTGGTAAACTCGTCAAGACTGATACCATTTTCAAGAACTATGAAAGTGATATCAAAAATCTTAAACAGCTTGGAAAATATATCAGTGATGCGCTGTCAAAAGCAATGGAGTCTATTAACTGGGATAAGATTTATTCCAAGGCAAGAAACTTCGGTAAAGGTTTAGCAGACTTTCTTAATGGTCTTATCAATCAGAGACTGTTTGGAAATGTAGGAAAAACGATTGCAGGGGCATTGAATACTGCATTGGAGTTTTTAAATTCTTTTGGAACGAGATTTAACTGGAAGAATTTTGGAAATTCTATTGCAGCAGGGATTAATAAATTTTTCAAAACTTTCAAGTTTACTCTTTTGGCAAGAACATTGAATACATGGGCGAAAGGTTTGCTTGATGCAATGATTTCTGCTATTGATGGAGTGAATTGGTATAGGATTGGAAAGAAAATCGGAGAGTTCCTGTCTGATATAGATTGGCTTGGCATATGTGGAAAAATTGCGCAGGTAATTTGGAAAGCTATAAATGCTGGGCTAAGCACATGGTCTGGTATATTTTCTGCCGCACCAATAGAAGCAACCATTCTTGGAGTAATTGCAGCAATAAAAATATCAACCATTACGTTATCAGCATTAGACAATATTAAGACAAAGATTTTGGCAATAAAAGATACTCTTTTGAATTTTGCAGCTACTGTCGTTGCGCATCCTTATTTAGCAATAGCAGCGGCGATCGCAGCAATAGGGTTAGCTGTATATAATTTCCATAAAAGTTGGCAAAAAGAGATTGCAGATCAGTTTTTGGAGTTTGAGGAAGAAATAGGATCAAATAACCAGAAAATGGAAGATGCCGCACAAAATCTAAGAGATTTAGCTGGCACTACAAAGGATTTAACATCTAAATCCGAAGCAAGTGCAGATCAGCTTCAACAGCTTGCAGATTCATATTTCGAACTTGCAGACAAGACGAGCTTAACAGCAGCAGATCAAGAAACATTAAAAACGAGAGCACAACAGCTTATTGATATTTGTCCAGAATTAGCAAAACAGATTGATATGACTACTGGAAAATATACAGTACAAAAGGAAGAACTTTTAAAGACCATAGAAGCACAGAAAGAATATTATAGAGTTGCAGGATACAAAGATGTTGTAGAGCAGTACAGTAAGGCACTTGCGGAAGCTAATGTCGAGTTGGAAGTATCAGAGCAGAACTACAAAAAAAATAAAACAGAGTTAGATAAACTCAATAAAATAATTTCGGATATAGGTGCAACAGAGGACTGGAATGATTGGTGGAAGCGAAATGCAGACACTTTAAAAGCAAACGGCATAGAAGCAAAAAATGCAGGCGATGCACATGATGAACTTGTAAAGAAAATGGTTTTCTTAGAAGATGAACAGTCCAAAATAACAGAAACACAAAAGACGCTTAGAGATGAGGTTGAAAAAGCTACAACATCTTACAATACTGCAAATGATATGCTTGAACAGCATACGCAAAAATACAATAGATTGTCTGATGCCGTAGATAAGATTAACTTTGGACAAATTGCATTGAACGCATCAAAAGCAATAGATGATCTTGGCGGAATATTTGTCAATGGTAAGCAGGTAATCGGAAAAGAAGCAGTAGAACTATATCAAACAATCATTGATTCCTATGGAACGACAGACCAAGATATGTATAACCTTGGGGAAAAAGGAATGGTGCAATTCGGTATTGGAGGAGTAGCAGGAACAAAAGAAGCAATACCAACAATGACAACTGAATTAGAAAATGAAATAACAACTTGGTACAATGATAGAGGTTACAATGTAGCAGTAGAAGGCGGAAAGGTAATTGTCAAAGGACTTGCGGATGGTGGTGTTGCTCAATCGCAAAGCGCAGTAGATACAGTAACAGGAGCAATTACGCAAAAAGGAAGTTTGAAAGATGCCATGCTTTCTGATATGGGAAGAGGATGGGCGAAAAATACGATAGATGGATATAATAATGGTATTTCAGAAAATTCGAACACAACAAATGATGCCATGCTCACATATCTTGAGAACAACATTAAACAGCCATTTACAACCAATATGGGAATACATTCACCATCCACAGTATTTTCTGACTATGGTAAATATACTGTAGAGGGATTCAATGGCGGAGTTTCCGGAAACCAGAACACCACGTACGGAGTTATTTCTAGCTGGGTATCAAATATTGGTTCTTGGTTTACAAATTTGATGGGCATACATTCGCCATCAAGAGTGTTTAAAGAATTTGCAGGATTTACGGTAGAAGGATTTAATAATGGTATTTCTGATGGATCTAAAAGTACATTTAAGGAGATCAAAAACTGGTCTGAGGGGATTAAGGACAGTTTTGGATTAACAGGTTTAAAAGCAGCGCCGGAAGTTGCATATAAGTACAATAGAAGCATAACTGACAATGTAAACGCATCTATAAAATACAATTCCGGTAGTATTGAAAGTACCATTGGAAAAGAAATGCAGATAGCAATGTCCGGTGTTATTGATTACGATAAACTGGGAGACGTCATTGTATCAAAACTTGAAAAAGCAGATATTACGGCGGTTCTTGATTCGAATCAGGCATATAGGAATGTTATAAAAAAATGGCGAGAAGAAGCGAAAGCAGGGCAGAGGAACCCAGTTCCTATATTTTAATTGCAACTCTCTTTCGTTTGTGGTATGGTTTGTATAACATATTACAAATGGGAGGGAGTTCATGAAAAAGTGGGGGATAGTAATTTTGACAATAGCTACGGTAGTGTTAACCGGATGCGGAAACGGATATGAGGAAGAAGAAATAGAGACAACAGAAACGGATGGAACTGTCGTAACTGAAAGAGAAAGCGGAGTAGAAAAAAATGTAAAAAGTATACCATATGACGGCATGAATTATAATGATAGTACATTTGGAATAAAATCAGTAGATTTGTGTCAGATGAAATATAAAAATGGTTATATGCCATATGTCATAGTTGAATTTGATATAAGCACACTTTCAGAAGAAGATATCTATTGGCTGTATGAAAACGATCCAAAAGATTTTGATATTCATGTTTATATAGACAGTGAAAAGAACAAAATTGACTTTGAAAATATGGATACATTGTATCTTGGCAAAGATGATAGCAAAGTTATCTGTATATTTACTCTTTATGATTATTATAAATTTGACATATCAGACATGGAAGTAACTGTTTGTGTGAATTTAAAACAGAATGATAAATACATGTACCAAAACAAGGATACAGGAGAAATATCAGACTTAAGAAAAGAAAATTCGTACGATTGGTCTATAAACAGAGATTATTCTGATATAAAAATAGATGTTTTGAACGGAATCCCTGTTGAATATATTTCGTATATTGAAAATTACATAGGAACCTTATAAGCGAGGGAAAATACATGGGAGATAAAACATTAGAATCAGAACTAATGGCGTGTAAAGAAGAATTAAAAGAAGCAAATGAACAAATAGAATATTTAAAATATGAGTTGGAGAAAAAAGAAAAAAATCACAAATGGGAAATTAAAGAAATAAATAAGAGAATAGAACAGACAACTGATAAAAACTTGGAATTATATGACAGAGAATCAAAAGCACTTATTTACGCAGATCAGTTGGAAAAAGAAAAAAGCGTACTTATTAAAGAAAAGAGAGAACGTGAAAAGAAAATAGAAAAATTAGAGAGAGAAAATGAACAGTTGAAAGAAGAATCAGCAAAAATTACAGAAAGAAAAAACTTTAGCAATGATCCCAAATGGAGAGTACTTAAAGCAGCAGGGGAAAATAAGAAAACAAAATAATTCAATTAGAAAAAGACACCTCAGCGGGTGTCTTTTTTGTATTCCTTGATTTTTAACAGATCGGATAAGTATTCTAGCAAGCGTTTTTGCCCAGAATTGTTTAATTTGTGAAAATTGCTGATAAAATTTGCAAATTAGCTGTTTGACAAACACACATAGAAAATATATAATTTCAGTAATTAAAAATCACGCAGGCAAGACCTAAAGAAATTTAGAACGTCCTGCAAGCCTATGAGGAATAGGTGCGGATTCGTGACCGCCAGAGATTGAAGAAATTCAGTCTTTGGTGGTTTTTTTATTTATTTCAAACTGCATAAGAAAAATAAAAAAATGAAATTTAAACCTGCCTGTCAAATGACAGTAGCGAAAGAAAGGTGGAAAAGAGGATGTATGAATTGGTGGAACTCAAAGGAAACGATGTTTTTACAAACAGCAAAGTGATTGCAGATGGAACAAATAACCAACATGAATCTGTTGTTGCTATTATCAGAAAATATGAGAAAGATATTTTAGACTTTGGCAATATTGATTTCTCCGATTTAAAATCGGGGAAAAGGGGACAGCCGGAAAGAGTTTATTATTTGAATGAGGAACAAGCAACATTTGTTATAACTCTTTTGAGAAATTCAAAAATAGTTGTGAAGTTTAAGAAAGAGTTGGTTCGACAGTTTTATGCAATGCGCAGATTTATTCTTGAAAAGCAATCGAAACTATGGGGCGAAACAAGAATCGCTAATAAAGAAAATCGGCTGAAAGAAACTGATGTGATTAAACTCCTTGTAGACTATGCCAAAGAACAAGGAAGTACGCATTCAGATAAACTGTATGTGACATATACCAAGTTGGCAAAATCAGTAATTGGTGGAAATCGCGACAATATCACAGTTTCAGATCTCAATAATTTAACCCTTGTAGAAAGCATTATTTTGCAGACTATTAGAATTGATATGTCAATGGGTATGCACTACAAGGATATTTATAGGGATTGTAAAAATAGAATAGAACAATTTGCAGATATAACTTACCTGTCCGCTTAGCCCCGAAAATTTGGGGCTATTCCAGTATTTCGTTACGGGAAATTACAATCTTACTAAATATATAGCGTGCGACTCCTGTTAGGGTTTGTTCCTAACGCACGTGAATTTTAAGATTGAGCCTTGCGAAATGTAAGGCTCGGAAATTTAGGAGATAGAAAGTATGGCATACACAGCTCTTGTAAGTAAAGAAAAAATCCAATACGGGAATGATGCGCAAACAATAACAACGCTTGAAATCGCTGAAATGATGGAGACGGAACATAAAGAAATTCTTAAAAAATTAGAAGGAACTAAAAAACCAGATGGAAGTGTAAAACAAGTAGGAATTATCCCGGTATTAGCTCGGGGGAATTTTCCTCTCAGTGATTATTTCATCCCGTCCACCTACAAAGACGCAAGCGGCAAGGAAAATAAATGCTATAAGGTAACGAAGTTAGGCTGCGATTTTCTGGCAAATAAATTTAATGGCGAAAAAGGAATAATATTTACTGCAAGGTACGTAAAACGATTCGACGACATGGAAAAAGGACAAGTACCAAAAGATTTGCCATCCGCTTTAAGGGCATATGCGGATGAAGTAGAGCGCAGGCAGATTGCAGAACAGGAAAATGAAAAGCTGCAGCAGGAACTTGACTATAGCAAAGACTGGTATTCTATTAAGCGTGTTGCAGCAATGAACGGTGTGGACTGGAAAACATTTAATTGGCGAAAACTCAAAGAAAAGAGCATTGAACTTGGATATGGCGTGAAAAAGATTTTTGATGCAAATTATGGAGAGGTAAATACCTACCATAGGGATGTTTGGGAAGCAGCATACCCGGAGTATGAAATTTAGGAGAAATTTTATGAACAAATTAGAAATCAGGATTACATATGGGAACACGGAAGTAATTCACACACCGGAGAAAATTGTGATTAAATCGTCCGATATCGAAGTAATTACAAAATAGATCAAGAAAAAGAAGTGGCATCTATCAAATTGGTGGCAGGTGCTATTTTTATACCTATTTTCAGGAGAATAGCCATGAAAAAATATAAACCAATAGACTGGAGCAAGTGCCCGGAAAGTCGCACACCAATAGGAAATCCGAATAATTGCGTTGTGGCGGATATTCTGCCGGACGGAAAAACGGAAATCTTATTTTTAAGTGATGATAACGGTGTTCATATTTGTAAATCTGAAAAGACAACTTGATTGGAGGTGTTCGCATGGCGTACAGCGGATGGCTGTTAAAGATTGGCAATTACATAGTGCCGATGTCGTTTATGAAAGCAGAAACATACAGTCCATATGTCAACATGCAGGATTTGGACGATTATACAGACGCCAACGGCTATCTGCATAGAAATGCCGTGGAGTTAAAGGCGTTAAAGGTCGAATTTGAAACCCCAGCTATGCTGACAAATAAGACTTTCAATGAGGTTTTAAACAATATTAGAAGCCAGTTCACAAATGCGACAGGGAGAGCCTGCTATATCACAGCGTATATCCCGGAATATGACGATTATGTGACACAGTACGGTTATATGGCAGATTTTCAGCCTACGATATACGGAACATATGATGGGGTAATTCGTTACAATTCAGTTCGGCTTGCTTTCATAGGGGGTGTGTACGGTGGTTAATTATAAATATGGCGACTTGTTCAAAAAAGATACGGTCGATAAGCAGTTATCCATCGTATCTGATGACGGAAAAATTAATATCACAAATACAGAGCTACACCAAGAAAAATTCGAATTGACCGAAAGTTTGTGTTCGGAACAGGAATTGACGTTTGGTTCGTGTGAAGCTGCCATGATTAAATTTACCGTCTCAAACACATTTCTACCAATGAAAGGCAAATGGCTGACAGTAAGAATGTCACTTGATGGTCACACGGATGCGGCGTTTCAGTTCGGGAGATACAAGGTTGATTCTGACACACCTACGGCAGATAGAACATGCCGTGAAGTTATCGCCTATGACGCGTTGTACGATGTTTTAACAGCCGATGTGGCAGCATGGTACAACACTGTATTTCCGTCGCACGAGGAACAGAAAACAGATGAAGATGGCATAATCACGACCGTTACAGTTTATGATCCGGTCACTATGAAGCAGTTCCGCAATAGTTTTTTCAAGCATTTCGGAATCGAACAGGCGGACATCACACTCATTAATGACAATATGTCAATCGAGAAAACCGTGGCGGTCACGGCATCCAGTGAGACAAGTTCTGATACAGAGGAATCGAGCACCATAGGCGAATCTATGAGCGGCAAGGAAGTGTTGTCCTGCATCTGTGAGATTAACGGCTGTATGGGGCACATGGGGCGTGATGGAACGTTCCATTATATTTATCTGGAACAGGAAATACAGGGATTATATCCGAGAAATGATCTTTATCCGGCAGATGATCTGTTTCCGCGCGATCCAAAGAGTACGCAGATAGGAAAAGGATTCTATGTTACTGCCACATATGAAGATTATCTTGTCAAAACCATTAATAAACTTCAGATCAGGGAGCAGAAGAATGATATTGGCGTGATCGTAGGCACCGGAGACAATGCCTATGTGATCGAGGATAATTTTCTTGTCTATGGTAAAGGAACGAAAGAATTAAAAAGCATTGCAAACAATGTTCTTTCAAAGATCAGGGGGATTGTTTATCGCCCGTTTACGGCAGACTGCAAAGGAAATCCGTGCCTTGAGGTCGGGGATGCAGTGCGGCTGCCGACCAGATATGAACTGATTGAGTCCTATATTCTGAAAAGAACCCTGAAAGGTATACAGGCTTTGCGTGATGATTTGGAAGCGGATGGGGAAGAGTACCGGACAAACGGGGCGAACGGAATACAGAAAAGTATTTTAAAGCTCAAAGGCAAGAGCAATGTGTTGGAGCGAACCATTGAAAAGACACAGAGCACGATAACTGATGTTGAGAAGGGATTGCAGTCACAGATCACGCAGACCGCAACCGAAATTCGCACAGAAGTTAAAAATACAACGGATGGTTTATCATCGAGAATCACGCAAAATGCGAGCAGTATTACAGCAGAAGTTAAAAGGGCACAGGGACAGGAAGTTGAACTTGCAGCAGCTATTAAAATTAATGAGGACAAGATTACAGCGGAAGTTACGAGAGCAAGCAAAGCAGAGGGCGATTTGTCCGGAAAGATAGAGGTGACCGCAACTAAGATACGGTCAGAAGTCAGTGCTTCTTTAACAGTATGGGATACCGAAGATTATGACGTTACACATTGTGGTTTCGGGAATCCACAAGATACATACCCTGCATCTTCGTATTATTCTGGACACAGTTTTTTGGATCAGAATACTGGAAAGTTTTATGGTTGCGAACCAGATGGTGGAATAAGCAGTGGAAAATACAAATGGACTCTGATAAAGAAATTTAAGCAGCTTTCATCGAGTGCGTCCAGTACGATTACGCAGTCATCAAAGCAGATCAGCTTGAAAGTATCAAAAGACAGCGTCATTTCAGAAATCAACCAGTCAGCCGAGGGCATCAAAATTAAAGCAAAACTGCTTGAATTAAAAGGTTCTATGGAAATGACCGGGGGATATATGCATATTCAAGCGGAAGAGTCTGTAGAAAACCTTATTGAATTTAAACGCAGTGGAACACTTGTACAGATGGGAACGGATGGATTTCGAACAGTGGAAGGGACGCTTGAAAGTCCTGTTCATGAATGTACGGTTCAATATAATCATGTTTCATTGCATAAAGGCGCAAACGATAATGACCACATGATGATCCATTTAGACGGAGATACCGGAGTAGGCGGATTCAGAGGTGGAGTAATTAATGGATCTGACAAAAGAATAAAAAACACAATTTTAGATTTAAGCAAAAAGCAATCATCTGAGTTTATTTATTCTTTAAGAGCAAAATCGTATCGTTATAATTTCGAAAAGGATGGATTTCATCATGGCTTTATAGCACAGGATGTTTTGGAAAGTGTGGAAAAAGGATGGAATATTTGCCCTCAAATTTTCTCAAACGGTAACGGAGAAAAGTATTACGGACTGAATTATACAGAGCTGATCGCTGATCTGGTTGCAACAGTGCAATTACAGCATGAAGAAATAAAAGAATTGAAGGAAACGGTAGGTATTCTATGATAAATGCAAAAATTCGTGAATTTGAAAACGATATTATAAATTATGTAAATTTGTGCGAGGATGTTCCAATCGAAGCTAAGTACCTGGTGTTTAAGGATATTCTGCAGCAAATCAAGGAAGAGGCAAACAGGCAGGTTACAGTAGAGCGGGAACAAATGAAGCTTGCAAAGGAAA